CGACAAGTCAGGAAACTCAACAATAAACCGGCTGGCGCTTGAGACTACATCTCGGGTGCTGGCCGGTTACGTTGATGACTCTCATCCTTTTTACGGTTGGTACGAGGTAAATCTTGACGGCAAGAACGCGTCCTTGGTTTGTTCTTGTCTATCAGAAGTAGGCACTCAAGGGTCAGGTGTTCAAAAAGTAGGAACAATACGACCAGGCTCAAGAGTATTTGTAATCTATGGCTTGGGAGAAACTACCGGAACAATAATTGGAGTAGATAACGGTTACTCTGTAGAAAACGAAAAAAGCATAAGAGATTTCATAAGCCAGGCGTCTACTAACACTCCAATATCTGAACAAGTCACCACGGCTAGGTTTAATCCAAACTTTATACCTCCAGCCAAGCTGTCCTACGGATCTCCTGTAGACGAGACATGCTTGGGCGAATGGGGTCGAATGACCGAGACAGGGTCTTCCGTATTCCTAGACCCTTTCATGGCTTTTCTAAGGTCAGATGAAAACTGCGGATTCTGGGCGTTCTGGCACGATCAGCTAGCTAGGATGCACGGGCACAATCTGCAAATACGGTCAGCAACTACAAGTATGGATTTCTTTGACGATGAGAGCGAGCTGTCCTCAATAATAGGACACTCTCCTTATCTATGGGAATCTCTTGGTGGCTTGGTAAAAGGTATCGAGCTTTTTAAGCAAAGAACCCAAGAGGCTGTGCTTAAAAACTCTACAGAATTTTCTTTGATAGACCTAAAAGAACTTACTCAAACACCTTTTCATAGACTTGTGGAATACGCAGGTTTTCTTGGGCAAGGCTTCAAGAAGCAATTAAGGCTTCCTCCGCCGGGAAAACAGATTTTCAGCATGGACAGCCCTACGAACGTCCCTGCTGTTTGGGAAGAGCATTTGGCTCTAGACGGCAACTACCACATGGTGTCGTCTCAGGGAATATTCCTGGCCCACGTTCCGGTATTCAACAGCCCTGTTCAATTCAAAAGACCTGAAGACGGAACCGGAGATAGATCGCCTGGATACGTTCCAACAGGAAGTCAATCAGATGGAATAGCTTCAGGCCTTAGTGGCGATTTTCCAGACGGTACAGGAGCCGCGCTTCTTGCTGACGATGAACTTGCTTATGGCATGAAATGGAGGTCTTCTCATCCTTTTTATAAGCACACGAACGATTGGAAATTATTTGATGACCCGGAGAAAGAAAGTGCTGTCGCTATATCCAACCTTTCTTCTAATCATTACTTGCCTAGGCCAGAGGCTAAAGAAAAAGATGTAGACCACAGGTTTTCAGCAAACTACCATCCGTCTTTAAGTTTTATATCGATACTTAGGGACGGTACTGTAGTTATTGCAGGCCCTGGCGGCGAAGAAATAAGAATGGGAGGAGGCAGTATAGAAATAAGCTGTCCTGGGGATATACAGCTAAGGCCTGGAAGAAACCTAGTGGCTCTGACTGGAAAAGACACTGTAGTAAGGGCAAGGAAGTCTGTAGAAATATCCGCTTCAGAAAACGATGTTAGGCTAAAAGCTGAAAAGAACATGCAGCTTCTAGCTGGAAACTCAAAGACAGGCGGACTTCTTCTGGAAAGCCGAGGAGAAGGAGATACTCAAGACTTTGGGCAAATAGGCACGGATACCGTATCAAATGGTGTGATAATAAAGTCAGCAAATCAAGCTGCTGTGTTTGCCGGAGAAGTTTACATAAAGTCAGGAGCTGGCACTGTCGGAAACGGGAAAATGACGTTTGAAGCGTCAAACTCAATAACTACCAGCTGCCAAGCTATAAACAATTATGTTTCTTCTTACATATCAGACAACTTTGGTCCTGGAGATCAACTGATAGCCACTAACCAGTACACAGCTTACAACACATACATCTCTGGAGGCCTGTACGTGACAGGCAGAGGAGACTTTTTGGGAGGCGGCGTATTTCAGAGCTCAGTTCAAATAAATAATGGTCATATAGCTACTACTGCCGGAACTCAATATGTCGGGGAAATAGACCAGAAAGGTAAGGACATCTTAAATCAATACGCGGACGACATATCGAATCTAGGCGCTGGTTTAAAAGAAGAAAAGATTCAAAACTTTTCAAATCATTTTGCTGACGGAGTTTATAAGGGAATAGGCGTAGCTGAAGGAGCAGGTTTTTCTTTTAGAACAACAAAGCAATGCGAAGCAGAAGGGTTCATGCTGTTCGAGAGCCGATGGGCGCAAAGAGCTAGGGCTTCAGGGCTTACAGCGTATAAGTGGAAAGAAAAGCCTGTAGTAACAAACTCAAACGAGACTTATCCGTATCCAGGAAGAGACGCTTGGCTTGGAACTAGCTATAGAAAATTAAATAGCAAACTGTACACTGCACAAGGATCTAACGGCTTTATGGCAAAGAAGCCTGGAGAAGAATACGCGTCTGCTACGATAGAAGAAGAAAGTCCAGAGTCTCCAAACGGAAACTACCCAGTGATTCAGTGAAAGGGCGATCATGGATAAACCGATCAAACGGGTTGGATCTTTTAAAAAACTTCCTCCAGTTCCTCCACCAGCCAAACCTACGATAAGCCAGCTTCCTGACTCGCCAGGAAGTATGCCTCCAGGTACAGTTCTGACTGAAATGGAAAGAGACGGGCTGATGAAGCTCGGAGTAGTTGCAGACCCTTCTACTCTTCCGGCAAACATAGCTCAGAGAATAAGCGAAGCTGTTCCTGAAGCTTTGCCTCAAGTTCCAAGACAGAACATGAAACTTCCAGAGCCAGTTGACATTAGCCAGCTGTCGGAGGAGCAACGTAAAAAAGTAACAGAAGTTTTAAACGCAGCTAAGAACCCGGCAGCAGCTTTAGACTCCGCTAACTTTAAAGAAACAATAAACGATACGTTTGTAGTAGACGACTTACCAGAGCCTCAGGCTGTAGAAGCGGCAAAGGCTGCTCCGGCTGTTCCTGTAGAAGAGCCAGCTCCGCCTGTAGACGAAAATAAGTCTGAGTCAGGAATAACAAAACAAGAACCAAAGGCCTGTCCGCATTGCGGTTGGGACCTGGCCAAAGAAGACTTAGTTGAAATAAACGAAGAAGACAAAGTAAATTTTGTCCAATGCCTTTTGGGCGATGTCAGATTTAAAAAGAAATACAGCATCTTTGGCGGAAGGATGATCGTCACCTTTAGGTCTTTGACTACCAAAGAGTCAGACCTGGCTTACAAGCAGCTAGTGGTAGACGCGCAAAAAGACGTTCAATCTAAGATTATTGGAGACACCAGCTTCTACTGGAGAACGCTGATGTCTTACAGATGCGTAATGGCTGTTGAAAGGATAGAGACAGAAAAAGATATCATTGAAGTACCAACTATAGACGAAATAGACGTTCCAGAAGACTCTTATAAAATTCCGGATACTAAGTTGTTTCCGTTATTTGATGACTTAGTTAGTCAGATAATGCCTAACGAAGTTATGCGTAACACAATTAGTCATCTCTATACCGAGTTCCAGTCCCTATGTGATAAACTGCAGACTATGGCGGAATCACGGGATTTTTGGAAAGCGATCGGATAGCCTCTCTTTTGGTTAGCCTTGCAACCGAAGGAGTTATCGACTTCTCGAAAACAAGGCTATTTGATCGCAAATGGGACGCAAGGCTGCTTCTTATATCGAAGCAGTATAGGGCTTTGAAAAATGCAGAGATGGCCAAGCTATATTTGCATAGATTCATAGCTGCCCTTTCCACCTCGTCTTCCGAATTGTTTGGAAAGGCTTGGGAGAACTCCACAGCCGCAATAGAGCTATTTGAAGAATTGACTCTGCCTTGGAAAGAAAAGAATATTGAAAGTGATAGCAGGCCTAATAACCTGAGTTTGATTGAGCAATACAAGGAAGGCATGAAAAGAATGGAGGATCCAAAGTTCAAGGCAGCTGTAGAGGAAATACTTAAACAGGCATACTCGCGAGGTAATTGAATGTGCCTGGACCATTAGACCAAGGGTTTTTCGGATTAGCGGCCCAGAACTCAAATCTGTTCGCCGCTCCTCCAATACAGCCCGTACCTACATTCAACATTGCCGGAGCCCTTGGTATTCAAGGCCCCATGGCAATGATGGTCAACAGCGCTGTTCAGAGCATAATCCCTAGCGTGTTCAACATGCAGGGAGGCGTGTTCGGGCAATTCAATCCAACAATGAACTTGCACACGCAACTGCAAAACAATGCAGCATTTGCGATGCAGCAAGAAGCTATGCGAGCCGCCGCAGCTCAAGATCAACGAGCTTATTTAAAAGCTTTTCAAGGCGCGGCCAATCTTACAGGCGCTAACTTTGGAGACAGAGAAAGAGCCGGCGCTGCGACAATGTCTAGAGACTTGTCGGCAATGATGCCGTTTTTTGCCATGGCTGATCCTGACTTCTTTGACCGTTTGCACGGGTCAAGAGGTTCTGCAGTCATCATGGCCCAGAGGATGGCTGAAGGCGCTAGGTTTGCCATGGACCCAACTTCAGGAATGTTGGGTATGGGTAAGGAAAACTTCAAAGGAATACAGCAGCAAGTATTTGACAGGCTGTTTGGAGAAACAGCGGACGTGTCTAGGATGCGCGGAATAACCGCTGGACAAGCTGGTTCAATGTTTTCTGAGATGGTTTCAAGAGGACTGATGGGCGGTGGCGGAGTAAACATGCAGGCCATGGCAGCGTCTACAGGAAAGTCTGTAGATGATTTGCTTAAGATGTCCAGTACTGAGTTCAGCACAAAAGTACAAGGATTTGAAGCTGAAAGAATATCTCAAAAGCTAGAAGGAATGGCTGGGGCTATTTCAGCTATGAAAGACATATTTGGGGAAGCCGGTCAACCGGACGCTCCAATAGGTCAGTTGATGAATGCCCTGGAGCTGCTTACTCAAAACGGATTAGCCTCGAAGTCTCCTCAAGAAGTAGAGATGCTTGTAAGGAATGCGGGTCTTGCCGCCAAGAGAGCGGGCATGAGTATGCAAGCCATGACTACGCTCATGGCAAACGCCGGTCAACTTACTGACCAGATGGGTTTGAACAGAAACCTGGCTCCTCAAATAGGCATAGCCGCAGCTACTGGAGCTTCAGTAAGAGGAGAACTATTTGGCGGCGTCCAAGGTTTTGGAATGCCTACCAAGCAAAACATGGCAATGACCGAGATGAGAGCGCAAGCCTCCGCAGCAGGCAGCGATCTTGCCAAGAATCACTCTGCTTTGATAGCCATGCAAGAAGCAGGCATAGATCTCGGTCCAGAATTATCTTCTTATGTTCAAAAGCTAAAAACGGCATCAGGCCCAGATGTCATGCTTAGCGAAGATGAAATAAAATCAAAGCTAGGAAACAACATCGTAAAATTTAACGCTTTTAAAGCTAACGATAAAGGTCTTCAAGAATACACAGAGAAATACAACATTGGAGGAAAAGTAGCTTCCCTGTTCCAGGGAAGAGAAGCTCAGGGTAGAGTATCTAGCCAGCTTGCTAACGCCATTCTTACCAATAGACTTTTTGGAGAAGGAACTACAAAGCAAGAAACAGAGGCAATAACTGCAAAGTCAAAACAGCTTAGCGATTTCGTCGCTGGGCAAGTTATGAACATGAATAGTGATCAGCTGCAGAGATATAACAAAGGAGATTTTGGATTTTTGGCAGATGAGGCATTGAAGGCTGGCTTAATAAAACAAGACCAAGTAGACACATTTAAATCTTCAATGGCGCTTGGAAGATTAAACATAGACACTTTTGCAAGAAACAACAGGTATGAAAGCGGAAACGCGTTCCTAGTTCAGTACAACGCCAGAGCAGCAGACGCGATCAGAGCAGAAGAAGGCGTAAGAAACGCTGAAGCTAATGTTCAAAAAGCTTTTTCAAGGCTTGGTCGCGGAACTGCTATGCAAAGGGCAGCAGACCTTTTGATGAACGCTGGACCCAAAGCTAACCTGAAAGATTTGATTCGAGGAGGCATAGGAGAAATACCAGCTTCTCAGCTTCAATACGTTACTCAAGCCTTCTCAGGGTTCTTGGAAGCTGACGGTACTATAAAAGCCAGGTTTTCTACATCAGATTTAATTCAAGATGCTGGAAAGCTGAAGGACGTTCAAGACGAAGGTTTAATGAAAAAATACGGAGTATCTCCAGAAGAATACGCCAAGAACATTCAAGGAAAATCTATAGACAATATTTCTAGGTATTTAAGAACAAGAGCTAGCACAAATTTTGCAGAAGCTTTAAGTAAAGTAGATGCAGGAGTATTGTCTGTACTAGAAGATAACGCAGCAACAGTAAGCCCAGCTGCAGTTAATAACGTTATATCTTCAATACAAAGAAAAAGCGGAGGAAGCGTAGACTTTATAAACACTTTGGCTAGATCGTTTACTGAAGGAACTGTGGGCGCTAGAACTACTCTGTCTAAAGCAAAGAGAGAAGAAGCGCAGGAAAGGCTGTCAGGGACTGCAGCCGCTTTGGATAAGATAGCCAAGATATTTACAGGCTCAGACCGAGAGAAAGCCGTTACCGGAAAAGATTATTTAAATGCTAACAAGACCGACGCAGGCACAGCTGCTTTTGCGCCTTTAGTGTCTGAAGTAGAAAGAGCAGAAAAAAACTTGTCTGGTATAAAGAAAGGAAGTATTGGAGACATACTAAAAGAAATAGGGGCGACAGACGCGCAAAAGGCAGAGGCAGCAGCTGATTTAGCAGAGCGTGAAAACATACTTAAAGCCGATGCGGCTCTTAGAGAAAAAACAGACCCAGCGTCTTTGGAAGAAAGGAAAAAATTACAAAATAAGTATAGAGACGTAGAAAGCAGGCTAAGAAAGAGAGCTCAAGAGGGAGGTTACAACGTAGAGTCTCTAGAAGCTGGGTTTAAAAGCAGTTTAACGCAAAAGCAACAAGAAGAAGCTAGAGTAGGAATTAAACAACTAGTTAATGCTCAAAATAATTTGATAAGGTCTATAAATGATCCTAACTCAAGGCTAGGAGAAGCTAGCGGAGAAATAGGAAGAAGAGCGGCTGAAGCTATGCTTAGAACTGCCGAAGGAGAGGCGTCAGCTGTTGGACAAATGCAGAGCCAGGGAACAGCCAGCACAGCTGAAGAAATAAGAAAGCAAGGAGAAAGAGATAGCGCTATAGACCATCTGATGCGAGAGATGGAAGCAGACCCTAAGGAAGTGTCTAACAAAGCGGCTAAAAGTTTGCTGCAGGATATAGATAAAAGTAGCAAAGAATGGACAGACTTGAACCCGGTTTCAAAAGGCCGGTTGGCTAGAGAAGCTTATTTGGTTAGCAAAGTTTTTGGAGACAAAGACAAGCTATCCGATGCCGAGCTGGACGCTATAGAAAAAGGCAGCGACGAAGAAAAGAAGTCGGCGTTAAAAGAGCTGGGAGGAAAAGAAAATCAGTTAATAAAATTGAAGATGGAAGGAAGGTCGGTGGGAACAGATTATTTAAATAAACTAAAAGAACAAGAAAAAGCAGCTACCACCACAGCGTCTGCTCAAAAATTCCAAATGTCTGGAGGCCTGACTGGCTCACTGGCGTTATCCACTGGAGTAGTAACTCTAAATCTAGAAAACGCTCAACTAGGAGCTATGTGAGGATAAAGCCATGGCTGTTCTAGACGCTGCCCAAATAAATCAAAGAGGTATAGAAGAGGTACTTGCTGGAGAAGCACAAGTAGCTGAAACTTTGCTAGGTCTTTTAGAGGCTCAGCCTTCTGGAGATATATTTATTAGTTCTCCAGGTAGCGTAATGCAAGGATCAGTATCTGAAAAAGACAAAGTATTAACTATAACGATCACAGCAGATAGAGGAGGAGGAAACAACAACGTAGTATTTTCTAGCAATGAAGGCGCGTTTGGAACAATGGCCTCTGTCGTCACAGGAATAAACTTAAATGAAGAATGCAACGTTCAGTTCATGCCGTCGCTGAGAAATACGCACTACATATACACCTTCGGTGAAAAAATAGGGCAGATGAGCGTTAGCGGTATATGCTTTTTAGTAGGTTGCGCTAATAGCGCGACTGCCGCTGCAACTACAGGTTTCCATAGGGTATACGAGTTCTACCAAGCCTACAGAATTTCAACTTACAATTATCCTCTCACGCTAACTCTTACTTCTGTAGGAGGCAAAACCGTAGTCTTTAAATGTTTCTTGTGCAGCTTGAATCAAAGCATCACGGATCCTAGACAAATGCTTGGGTCGTTCAATCTGACCATGTATTACATCCAAGACAAGACAACAAATCAGGTTTAAGGCGCGGACATGATAAACCACATAAGAACATTGTTGTTAAACCAGTCTGGAAGTAACTCTTTTGGAGAAGACTTCCCTCTAGAAGAATACGTGCCTGAAGGGTTTAGACCGGCAAAGATGTCAGGCCTGTGTAAGAACATTTGGCAGACAATTTTTGGAAAAGAACCGGATAGAGCTTATTTGAACTACAGGCTTTTTGAAATAGTCAGATGCCTGGATACCAGTGACCTTTCCCAACACGTTACTAAGTTTGATTCAAGAATAACTTACGACCCTTACGAGGCGTCAGAATTTATAAAGGGTTTTGATTCAGTAGAAGTAACCAAGATTCAAAACAATACGGCTAAAAAAGGAACGTACACAAAGAAAGAAAACACATTTGTATTTAGCTCTAACGAAGAAAATTTCTTACGAGCAAATAACGAAGAAGACCTGGCTATATTTATCACAGGAAACTTTAAGCCTAATGACGGCAAAGGCATAGCTTTAAATAAGTGGCGTTTGTATTACCAATCTTCTGACTATATGACCATAGAATGCTTGACTGCTCCTGTAAGTGAAGAGAACAGAACTGTAACTTTTCAAAATGGGTTATCTGAAGCTATACCATTAAGACAATCAGATTTGACAGTTAAGATAAGAGAGTACGATTATACTACCTGGAATTTAGACGTTTTTTCAAAACCTTTAATAAACATAGCCTCAGTCGTAGCTAACTTAGACGCTCTGCCGCTTGAATCTTTAAATTACATATTCTCTGGAAAATACCCTGAGTACGAAGAGTTTAAAACCAGATGGTTTAAAGACGACTCGTTCGTAAATAGAGTTGCTGCCGTGTCACTAGCTCTCGCTTATAAAATTGAAGAAGAAAGAGAGCAACGATAATGTCAAGTAATCAAGCAATTCAACAAGTACTATTTGAAGCTTACTTAGAAATAGACTTGGCTGACTATCCCATAGGCGGAGCTGCTCCAGCGCCTAACTTAGTTCAATTAGACATAATAAGGTTTACGGCTAATTATTCTTTGAACGGAATACCTACAGCGTCATGCGGCGTGTCCATGGGTTTGGACATGTCGAACCCCAGTAAGACGGCAAAGATACATGAGGTATTTCAAAACCTTACTTACAAGAAAAAAGCTAAAGTTTTTGTAAAACTGAATAAGGGATACGAGTCAGCTGGTTTAGACGTTACAAAAGACAAGATAACTGACATAGGATATTTTGTTGCTTTTGAAGGTTATACTTCTGGAGCTGGGTATAGAAGAGGCTCTGCTAGCGTAGAATACACTATATCTTTAGAACACTGGCTGTCTGACATGACAGCTTCTACAGCTCTTACGCCAGAACTACAGCCTGGAACTCCTTTCACTCATTTATTCCCTTGTGAAACAAGAGCTTCAAGCGCTGGAGTGCTCAGTAACAGGGCTGACAAGTATTTTTCAATAAGCGAGACCCCTTCTGACTTATGGGCTAAGGGCCTGTATAGGTTTTTCAATGGAATAGCTGGAAGTGTAATAATCGGTCAAAACGACTTTTATACAGCTACTAGCAGCTTACCTCCTGACTTAGCCGCGTTGTTTGCCGTTCCCGCTAATACGGATGTAAACAACATAGGGCTTAAAGCTGTAGAAAGATTTTTAAAGCCAGGAGAAGACGGATATGTGGCTTTGAGCTTATCTTCAAAAACTGCTACGTCTCAACAAATTCAAATAAATATAGTAAACACTTTAAAGAAAACAGCCATAGGCGGAATAGACGGTCAAACTTTTTGGGACATACTGGTGTCTGCGGGCGCTTCTTTCATGTTCAATGTAGTTCCTCTAGTGTCTAGAGCTGTACTGACGCCCAAACTTCCAAATTATAAAAATTCTCTTATAACCGTAAAAGCTACAGAAATAACTAACTTTGATATAACTACATCAATGCCTAGGCTTATACGAGGCGTGCTAATGCCAGTAAGCCACGTTAGCGAAGCTGGAGCTTTTTTAGGAGAAAGGTTATTAGGAGCTGCTCACTTTAAATCAGATAAGGGAACAGGAACTTTCGTAATACACAAGAGACCTACTTGGCTAGACAACATAGTAGATCCAGCTGAAGCAACTAAACAAGGACCTGGTCAAGTTAGAATAGACGGGTCTGCTCCTGAAATAAATAACGATGGAATAAAAAATAACCTACAAGCTATAGAGTCTACAGCCGCTAGGTTCGCCAAACTGTCTTATGGCAATGAAGTTCTTAAATTTAGAGCCGGCACCTTTTCTGGAAAGTTTAGAATGGATATATCTCCAGGCTCCATAGTTAAGATTGAAGCTTCAGGAGCAAGAGGCATACAAAACGATACTACTAACGTTAATGACTTTCTAGGTATGGTCAATGAAGTGAATCTTATCCTTGATTCAACTTCAGCTACGGCAATGACTTCATTTTCTTTAAGTAGCGTAAGGACAGAATCAGAGAATAACGACACGGATCTAGTTTTTGATTCCAATCCGCTTTATGATACGGTTTGGAGCGGTACTTCTCTTGTTTAAAGGATGGACCTATGCCTGGGATGTACAACATACCTGGAGTAGGTAACCCTAGTCAGCCAACAGGCGGACCTAGGCCTCCTGGAACTGCGCCCGCTCAGCCGACTATAAGCCTTGAGCCTGAATATAATAAAATATATGAAGATTGGAAAAGAAATCCTGACATAGCTAACAACGACAGAGTTTTAAAGGCTTTGAAACCCGTAATAGATACAGCCGTTAAAACTTACGCTGGAAGCTCGTCAAACCCTATGGTTGGGAGCAAGGCTAAACAAATAGTCATAGACTCTCTTCACAGGTACGACCCGTCAAAGACTAAGTTAAAAACATTTGTGTTTAATCAGCTGCAAGGATTGAAAAGATTTACTCTGCAAAGCAATCAGATAATAAGTATTCCTGAACAAGTGCAGTTAGACTACGTAGGTCTTTTCAAAGCAGAGGATGAATTAAAAGAAGAATTGGGAAGACACCCGTCTTTAAGTGAGCTGGCTGACAAGACAGGGCTTTCTCCAAAAAGAATTGAGTACGTAAGAAAGTTAAGGATGCCTTCTAGCGAAGGAACAGTTTTGAAGCCTATGGCCGGATCAGAAAGCGAAGACTTCAACGATCCAGGCGTAAGGCTAATGAAGGATACCAGCAGCGCGGATGGGTGGAGGCAGTTAGTTTATTATGGAGCATCTGATACTGATAAAATAATTATGGAAGGCGCTTTTGGAATGTTCGGAAGTCCTGTGTTGTCTAATGAAGCTATAGCTAAAAAACTTAGAGTGACGCCAGCAGCTGTAAGCATTAGAAAGAAAAAGATTCAAGCTGAACTAGACAAGCAATCAGACATAAGACTCATGTGAGGATAGCATGTCTTCAAAAACAGGCACCAACGTGGGCTCTATTAGCCAGGACTTGGTTAATCAAATAGATAAGTTGTCAGAACAAAACCAGAAATGTTACGAGGCTAGCCTGACGGGAGTTGGCAGGGTGTGGATGTCTGGCAGCTGGGAAGGAGACATGTCTGATGTATCTGGAATGAAAAGCGCTTTTAACAGGGAGCATACAAACTCTTTATTTTCAAAAGCTTTAGACATAGACGATCCAGGAACAAAAGCCTCGTCTATGGTTTTAAGGTTTCAAAACGACTACATGGCTGCCATGGACAGAGCGTTTAGAACAAGGCACGCTAACTCAATAAGGGCTGAGCTATTTGCGGCTAATAGAAGGAAGAACGCGGCAAAGTATGTGTTGAGAGAGTCTTCCATAGAGTACGCAAACGAAAAGCTCGCTAGAGGCCAGTAAGAATGAGCACAGTCGCTGACTATGTCGGTAAGACCATAGACATATTGGCTTTTCAGCCTTCTGCCGCAAACAGACAGCTGAGCCAAGTGTTGTCGGACAATACCAATAGCGGCTACATCTGTACTGGAATAGAAAAGTTGGCGCAAAGATGGACTATAGAATTCTTGACGCCAAGAGGTTCAATACCCTATCTGCCAAACAGAGGATCTTCTTTCATAAACAATTTCTCTGCCGGATTCATACGAAACGACTTGGCTGTAAATACTTATTTTGCTGAAGCTAGGTCACAGGTAGCAACTAATCTGCTTATAGAAGAGTCAGAGACAGACGACCCAGAAGACAGGTATAGAGACGCTCACTTAGATAGTTTTGCCGTAAGACCTGGAGTGTCTTTGGTTTTAAACGTCTCGTTATTTAACTTGATGGGTTTTTCAAGAAAGTTGACTCTACCCATAAAAGTAACGGCAGGTATTATCTAATGGCTATAACTTTACCTGATCTGACAACTTTAAACTCAGATGCCGTAAACCAGGCGCACGCTTACATAGCGCAAAAAATTACTGAGTACGCCCCAAGCATAGACAGCAAGAGAGGCGTTCTGCACGATATCCTTTTTCATTTTGAGGCAATACTGCAAACAGCTCAGGACGAGTATGCTGACAGGCTTAGGAAGTCAGGCTCTCTTCTAGCTATAAACAACGACCCAACTCTCGCTGTTGACGACGTTGTTGATCAACTGGCCTCAAACTTTAGAGCAGTAAGGTTTGAAGGTTCTCCGGCTTCAGGAAAAATAGTCATAGTGATAAGCGCGCTAGTACCGTCTAGTGTGTCTACATCAAATACCTTTTCATCTCTGGGTAACACTTATGCGCCTCTGCAGTCTTTCTTCGCTAGGACTTCTGCAGACCAGGTAGTTAATTTCAACGACAGGCTTATAAAGCCTGTTGGAGACGGCACATACTATTATGTGATCGACGCCGTGTCTACTACTAATTCTGTAACGGCAAACATAAAAAGAAACACTTCTTTAGAGTCAGACTCGGCTATACCTTACTTCTTAACTGCCTATGCAGAGTCTGACTTTTCAGGCGGTTCAGATTATGAGTCTAACTCAGATTTTGTAAAGAGACTTCAGACAGGGATATCTGCTAGGGATTTGTCAAACAGGGCAACAATAGAATCTTGCATAAAAGAAAACACTTCTTTCAAAACGGTTCTAGACGTATCGACTATAGGATTTGGTGATCCAGAACAAATTCGCTACCACAGCATTCTTCCCACGGCTACTGGCAACAGACTTGATGTTTATATAAGAAGCCAACAGCTGCCAACCTCAAGAAAAATAACAAAGACGGCTACTCTAATAGGAAGAGAAGGCGGCGGAGGCTTGTGGCAAGTATCCATATCCAGGAATGACGTGCCTGGGTTTTACAACATAGAAAAAATAATAAAAGCAACTGTGGTAGACAGTGCTTCAGAAACAGGTTTAGGGGTGTACGAAGACATCAGAGGTTACGACATATCCGAAGACGGTTCTTCTTTTGTGCCTGACATAGTTAATAGCAAGGAGGCTGCCTATTCTCCTTATCAAACTGCAATTATAAGGTTTATAGACTTAGAGACTGCGCCTGGCTTAACAGAAGGCGCTACTGCTGAATATTCAATATACGCTCGGGGAATGAATCTTTTACAGAACATACAGAGTTTTTTGAGCAGTCGTGATGTTAGGCCTGCCGGAGGAGACGTTCTAGTAAAAGCTGCAATACCGTGCGATCTAAAGTTATCTTTTACAATATTTAAAAAGTCAACCGACTCTAACATAGACGAATCAGCAATTAAAAACGCTTTAGCTAATAGAGTTAACAAGCTGGGGTTTTGCGGAAAACTATCGGCTTCAATACTCCAGTCCACCATTCATAGTTATTTGGCTCAAAACCAAACGGTTAGCGCTATAGAAATGTTTGGCGCAATACAAAAGTCTGACTTAACAAAAAAATACTTAAGAAGCTTTGAATCACTAATAATTCCTGAAGATCATGAAAACATGATATCGGCTAAAACTGTTGTTTTTATTCTAAGTCCAGACGACATAGGTATTTACATTAAAAACTCTGATACTTCATTAGCGTAATAACAAGGCTAGAAATCGTTTGCTGGCTGTGCTAGGATTGTAAAGCAGCTTTAGCTGCAGAATAGGGAGGTTAGTTATGTCAGCAGAGTTTGAGACCAAGGTGGCTATTCCAACAGAACTCATAAAAGAGTTCATCGACCTTCTCAATAGCAAGGACGGATTCGATAAGTGGAAAGCTATTAATTTGGGGCTTAAGGTAGCCCAATGGCTAGTTGAAACTTTTGGTGATTCCCAAGTAACCCTGCAAAACAAGGTTCCTGAAGGAAGAGTTACCAAGAAGAAGGTTGCCGATGCGCTGCAAGGCGTGTTGGACGGCGGTCATTCCGCCAAAGCCATTCCTCTTTGGTTGCTGCCCGTGATAGTTAAGTTGATTACTATCTGGCTTACCAAAAAGTGAGATAAGCAAAATGGCTAGGCCCGGTGTTCCAGATTTTAAAATTCCATCCTTTTCGGTTGAGCATTTCGTATCGACGTGCTCAGAAACTATGGACTGGAGTTTAACGGCTTTTGGCATACCTGAATTGTGGCAGCACGCCACAGGCAAAGGTATAAAGGTTGCCGTTCTGGACACCGGATGCGCCATGCTACATCCAGATTTAAAAGAACAGATATGCGCCCATAAAGATTTTACAAAAAGTCCTGTAGGCCCTGGAGATTCAAACGGACACGGCACACACTGCTGTGGAGTAATCGCGGCTAAGAAGAATGGGGTAGGAATAGTAGGAGTGGCTCCTGATGCCTGCCTTATAGTTGGAAAAGTTTTGTCTGACTCAGGAGGAGGCTCTACCAAAAATATAGTCGCTGGTATCAAGTGGGCCGTGTCTCAAAAGGCTGACATAATTTCTATGAGTTTTGGCTCTCCGTCTTCTTGCCCTGACATTGAAGCAGCTTTGAAATACGCGGCTAGTAAAGGAGTTATCCTAATCGCAGCTGCTGGTAACGAAGGCCCTGACCCTGAAACTGTTGGATACCCGGCAAGGTATGAGACGGTTCTATCCGTAGCCGCTGTAGACTCTAACAACAGAATAGCTAAGTTCTCAAGCAGAGGTCCGCAAGTAGACGTAGCGGCCCCTGGGGTAGACATCTTGTCAGCATACCCTCCTAAGAACTACGCCAAACTTTCTGGTACTTCTATGGCTACTCCTTTTGTTGCAGGCGTAGCCGCTTTGGCTTTAGAGTATGACCGGAAGAAAAAGTCTCGCTCTTTGAAGTCTTCAAGAGATTTCATAGAAGCAGTCAAAGCCAGCGCTACAGATGCCGGAACAAACGGATTTGACAATGACTATGGCTGGGGTCTTTTAAACCCTAAGAGGCTGGTTTTAAAAGAGCCTAAAGTAGCTTTAGTAAAAAAGAAAAACTGCACTCAAGTAGTCATAGAAGAAAAAGACTTTGTAAGCGCCAGCAAGCTTAAATTTAGGCAACTCTTTGGTGAAGGCTCGAGGGTTATAGTAGAGCTGGCCATGGATATTAACGCTAAGCCAGGTAAACATGCATAATGATAAATTTTCCTACCCAGCTGGATGACAAGGGTCAGATCCTCCGACTCCTTGGAGGATTCTGGGAGGAAGTTTATACCGGCAACGACTACCTGGCCGAAGCATTAAAAGGACGATGCAATCTAACAAAGCAAACTTTTGAAAGGCTTCAAGAAGCCATAGATTGCAGAAGCAGATTGGACATTCCAGTATTTAGAAAAGAATACTGGTTAGAGCTGACTATGAAAAAGTCAGTAATATCCGGCCTGGCTAATAATTATGGCGAAGAAAGCTATTACGGAACAACCGCTGCCAGTTACGGAAGAAGGTCTTCAGGATTTTCTTTTTTTTATCCTCTGCCTGAAGAAATAGTAGATTGCCCCATAATCACAAATAGAATATCCAGCCCTTCAACTGTTCTATTTAGAAACCTTGATTTTTATATAGACTCAGCCAATCATCGTTTATTCTTCGCTGAGAACCCTTTCAATAATGACAGTTTTGCGCATCAAACCACAGAAGGAGACGAAGAGATAGTTTTATGGCTTCAATTGCCAAGAATAGACAAAGAATACCTGTACAGCCATTTTGGCTACGTTATAGGACTGTGGGCTAAGTCTAGTCAGCCATACAAAGATTTGTTGAACAACGTATACGATTCAATGGTTTTAGGCACGTCCATGGGAAAAACTTTGGACGGGATAGCCGCCACTACCGGCATACCTCTGGCAAAAGGAAATGAAACCGTAGAAGACATAACTTACGACAGAAATAACTTACTTGTCATTACAAATAAAAATGTTTACAAGTTTAACAAAAATTCTCAAGCCGTTGTTTCTATCGGTGACTCGTTAAGAGTAGACCAGGAAATGACTGATGGAATTTTAGTGCATGAGTTTAACAGAGGAGAGGTGCCAGAATCTTTGAAGGGTCTAAACCTTTCAAAAAGATACATGGGAATACAATACATAGGCGACATAGGATTTAATAACGAAGAAGTGCCGGTAGATTTTGAGTACGACAGTAATGGAAAAGCCAAGATGAGCTTTTATCTTGGCGGGCATCCTTTTGATGTGGAAGCTTTCTGGGATGACACGCACAAGAGGGGCTTGGCTATGGCCATGACCCTTGCAGACGCATTCGATAATAGGCCTGTGAAATACGGAGAGCCAGGACCCACTAACGTACCTTCAGTAATCAACCCTTTGAAATTTTTGGCCGAAAACGTTTTAAGAAACGGCGCTTTTTTGGTAAAAATAAAGGCAGGATCGGTTAGGCCAGGTTTCGCTGGAATAGAAAATATTACTTATTTAAGAAACCTGATACCGCCTCACACAACCATGTTTCTTCTAATAGACTTGCAAGACATTGAAGAAGAAGTGCTGCAAGCTGATTACGAGGATACTGAAGAGATAGGGTCGTTCACAGGTATGGGAACAACCTTTGAAACAGAAATAACCACAACCGATGTGTCAGACACAATAGTCGCACGCGTTGTGCGGGGAAATTTGCTGTGAGGTGCTTGTAGCGATGAACGCAGAAGTGCAGGGAACAGTATCACTTTACGATATCAACAAGCACGGCTTGTGGACTATCCGATCTACTGAAAGCAACCAAATACAGTGGAGCTGGGGCGAAATAGCTTGTCATCTTTTTGGTGACGGAAACCCGGACTATAAAATCTCAGCCATGTATGTAGAGTTTGAGAACACTTCTGGAACTCCAACAACTCCAAGCTACACGAGAGACGAAGGAAAAGAATATTACGACACCTTGTACATGTCGGCAACAAAAGATTTTTTAAGAGTGCCTCTGCTTTCAAGTCCGGCCAAAGGCTTGGCCTCAGGGTATCACGGCATAGCTTTCAATCAATTAACTTTCTTAGCCCAGACAGCCGGTACTCAAGGAGTACACGGCAAAACTTTTTCAAATGGCTCGAACAGCAAAGTATACGGTCTTGCCCTTGTGGCCACTCCTTCCTGGAGTGACAGCACTAGAGACGTAGTATTCGCTAGAAAATATTACGCTACTGCAAACCAGGTAGCCAAGCAGGCTTCCAGCCAAATAGGCGTTAGCTGGATTGAAAAATTCAAGTGAGGTGAGTAATGGCTGGAAACTGGACAGACAACGTAAAATTTATTCAAGACGGCGAACGCGTAGACGCAAATATCTCTGGGCGTCCAGACAGGTCTTTGGCAGATAGGACTGTATATCTTAAAGATAGAATAGACGCCATAGACAACGGACAAGCTACAGTTGTTGGAGTTGTGTACAGCAAGGCTTCAGCTACTGTTGCCACGCTTGTTCTTTCAGGAAAAGTATCGTTAGACATATCTCCAGCGGTAGTAGGGTCTGTAACTCCAGGCAGGTATTATTTATCAGGACAGGAAGCTGGAAAAATACTAAAACAGTCTCCAGGCTTATCAATATCAGTACTGTACGCTGACGGAAATGGCGTTGTTTACGTAAGCATTCAATCTAAAAATCTTTTAGAGGCGCATGTTCATTACAAGGCTGAGCTTTACATGAAGCCAGCCGGTACGGCTACCGTACAAAACGTTAATGGAGCGGATAGGGCTGTAATCACATCTCCAGACCCTGACTTAATGGGTTGGCTGCCAGCAGACCATGAAGTTTTTAATGGCCTGGCTCCGTACGGATCGGCTTTCGGTTATAACCTAGATAAGGACACAAAGCTGGCTCCACTCTGGCCGCCTCTTCCTGAATCTAGTGCGTCGTTGACTGTTTTTATGGATTTAGAGATAGGAGCAGCGTTACAAAATTTTGGATTAGAGGTGCCTACCGGACCTAACGGTTTAGTTATTGTCGACAGGAATGGCATATGGTGGATGAGCAACTGTAACGGAGAGGCTCCGTGGCAAGAATACTACAGCTCTTCTTCTGTTCAAAGCGCTACAAGTTACCCAGAGTGTCCAAGAAACGCTGAGAGCAAGCTTGTACTTTATTTTTCTAAAGTTAGATACGGTAACGACAGCTCTGTAGTAACAAGCATAAGGCCTTACAACGACGCCACTCCAATAAGGGTAGTAGATCAAGACGGAAACAACGTCACCGCTGGCGACGTAATATTAAAGTTTGATAGCACTTATCAGATAGACCAGGAAAATGTATCTGGTAGCTTGGCGCTAAAAAACATAGTTAACAATAAGTTTAAAAGGGGTTACGTCACAGAAGGGCTAATAGCCGCTGACGACTCTGTGGTCATCACCAGCACTCACTCTTTTGTAAATGGAGACTCAGACACAGTTCACCAAGGGGTAGTCAGCATACGTGCTGATGTTGAAGGCCTTGAAAGATTCATAACTCCTCAAGTAGTCAGAGTAATAGACGCTAAGGAAAGATATGAATCTGAAATAATGTACCTAGGGTTTCAAGCCGAAAAAACATCATCAGTCAGGTATAAGTTTAGAATGCCTGGCGCTAGCAACTTTCCAACCAACCCTAGGATAAAACTAAGACTGTGGCTATATGGAGACGCTTCAGGCTCTCCAAGTCTAAATGTATCTTATAGGCTACTGCCCAGGCCTGTGGCTGCCACGGCTCTTCCAACCTCTGACACTATTCACGGCAGCGTCTCTGTGACAATAACCTCAGGACAATACAAGGAAGTTGAAACTGCGGCTATTGTGGTAACAGAGTCGGCTGAAGTACTGTTTACTGTAGAGAGAAGTGCTACAGACGGGTATTTGGGAGAGATAGGAATAATTGATGCCGTAGCCGTGTTGTACTCAGCTTAAGGTGCCAAATGCCATCACCAGCAGTATGGGGTTTAGAGTGGCTAAATGCCAATGCCCTAAGAAGTTATCCTTTAGCTGACAGCGCCACAAAGCTAGATCAGAGCTCGTCATTTCGTATCCCAGACACGATAATTTTATCTTTATACTTTCCTGTAAATGCCGGCGTAAACGTAGTTCCTGAAAATTTCTTTATTTACTCCATGTCCATGTTCAGCACAGGGCTTACTTTGGTTTTGGGATACTTAGGAAGCAACAATTCAGTAACCGCCGTAGCCAGCACGTCTATGGCTTTTTCCGCGCATACAGAAAACAAGAGCTACGCGTTAGTAGGAATAGATAGTTATTCAGACTCTGTTGGTAAAATAGTTTTTGGAAAACTAGAAGAAATAAAAGCTCTGCCTGCTGGGCAATACTTTTTTGACTACTCTGGCGGTAAGCTAGATACAGACTGTATCCGGCCAATAATAAGAGGCGTCACTTCAATAACTTTAGTGAATGGAAACGACAGATCAGAAAAGCTTACTGGGGCAATAGAACTTATAGCTGGAACGAATGTATCCTTAACCTATTCTCAGCAAGGAACAGATGCTCCAAAAATAAGATTTGATGCCGTTAGCGGAGAGGGTCTTACAAAAGACTGCGTCTGTACCGATGAAGCATCTCAATCTCCTTGCATAAGAACAATAAACGGAATAGCGCCTACTCCAGAAGGAAACTTTACTCTCCAGACTGACACGAATGTAAGCCTAGACGCAAAAGTTAACGGGCTTCAAGTAAACGATCTTTACTCAAAACCTTGTTGTGGTTGTCAAGAGCTGGAGGCCGTAACAAATGACTTGCAGTCTTTGCAAAATTCTGCCCTGAGTCTAAGTAACTACATCAGCAGGCTTGATGGTAGCGTGACAGCCATGACTACCACAGTCCTGGGGAGCAAGCTAAATGACACAGGATGCGAAAGTTCCAGCGCCCCGTTGTAATGTATGCAATAAAGAAAAACCGCTGTCTGAGTTTGATACTTTTACATACAGGGGAGTAATCAATTACAAGAAGACATGCAAAGTATGCTTGAGCATAAAGAAAATACCAAAAAGAAGAGGAGGCATGTCAGACAGGAGCAGGGCAATCTTAAAGAGAACGCAGCTGGAAGACTTTAAAAAAATTAGGCAAGAAAAAAGAAGGGTAGAGAGTAAGTCGTTCAGGGAAAGGAGCGCGGCAGAGAGAGCAAAAGTCATAGAGCTGTTGGGAGGAAAGTGTGCAAACAAGTCTTGCGGAATATCGTTAAGAGACGTGCTGCACATAGACCACATAGCCGGAGGAGGCTCCAAGGAAAGAAGGAATGCTAACTCTCTGCAAAGGTATAGAAAGGTGCTCAAGAATCCTGAAAACTATCAGCTGCTGTGCGCTAACTGTAATTGGCTCAAGAGGTATACAAACGAGGAGAAGTAATGGGCGTCGTTGCGGAAGGAGGATATGGAATAGCCGTTAACCCTTACGGGCAGCACTTTCCATTTATTCATGAAGTCGCAGAGATGCCACGGCTTTTGGCCGATATGTACTTGTGTCATAACGTAGAAAGCGCGGTCTTACCTTTAAAAATAAAAACAGTACTAAATATAACTCAGCCTCCTTCAGAAGAAAGAGCGGAGGTCTGGGTAGTAGACGCTAACGGCTCTACGGTATTCGTATCAGATGAGACTGAATATAGAGTAGATACTTGGTCAGACCGTTTTACAATTCACGAGTGGAAAGCAGAAGACGCAATATGCAGAATAGTGCAGCATAATGGCCAACATGACTTGGAAGACGTAATTTCTTACCCTTCATTCATAGAGCCAGAAAACGCGATATTGGACGAAAGGGTTTCTGAGCTTTTACCAAAAACTGTAACTAGTCTGATAGTAAACGGTAACACTATAAAAAACGCTGTTGAGTTTGTAGCAGGCTATAACTTCAAACTAGATAATACCGAAACAGTAACAACCGCAGGAAAAGCTAGGGTAAACAAAGTATACATTGAAGCTGTGCCAGGGTACGGGCAAGGACAATACCCAGGATGCGTAGATACTTACGCTGAGTTGAAAAGAATAAACGGTGTTGGACCAGACGCTAATGGGAATTTCGTGGTTCAAGCTAAAGACTGCTTTTGGACAGCAAGAACTGGCACAACATCTGGAACAGGAGAAAACAAGAAAATACTTATAGGAAACAACAACGGATTCAGCCTTAGAAACAACTGCCTGCCTTGTTGTTCTTGCGACGATTTCGTTAACACGTATAGAGCTCTAAAGAAAGTTCATGAGATATATAAAACAATAAGCGAGGCAGCGGCTAGAGTTCGGACTAATCATTCGTCTAATGTGGCCAGGCTTGAGCAATTTAAATTATGTAGAGACAGCTACAGCCCTTTGAGCATATCTGTAATACCGTACAGGTTCAAAGACAGCGTTTGCGCCAAAGTGGCTTTTGGTCTGTGTAACTCTTCAGAAGCTTGCAAAAGTACAGTAAAAGTAAACTTAGACTTTTCAGGGTCGACTGACTTGGTTGGAAGAATTAATCCAGACAGCCTTTTTATATATGACGGTAAAGGCAACAAACCTACTAGCTATTCCATAGGAGGAGAGTGGCCAAACCATTATGTGGAGTGGAACGCCATAAACCAACAAAGGTTGGCTCAAGTAAAATTCGATATATCTTTCTACAAGAGCCAAGACCTTACTTGGATAGGAGAAATTCCTCTACTAGACGCTCCTAACGGAAACTTTGTCACTAAAGCTTTCATAGGACTAATAGGAGGAAACTTTGGAGCTTGGATAGGTTTCATAGATCAAGCAAGATTTGCCGACAAGGGAATCGTTACCTACATACCGTCTGAAAGCACAACAGGAGCTGCTGGGGCATTAAACAGTACTACCTTTACAGATATAGGCAGCTTCTCAATAAAACTAGTCGACGATCCTAACCCTTACTCTGTGAACATGAAGTCATTGCATGTGAAGTATGAGAACAACACGGACTATTACGCGACTAATTACAAAAGAAAACAAGAAATAGTTTACAGCGGTCCTCTGTACGCGGATTATAAAATACCGCACACTCCTGGGCATCCTATAACTGATTCTGATTTTGTGACTATACAGCTGACAGCTAGAACAAACGGAACTGTGATACCTAAAGGAATAATTTCAAACACTACGTACCTCAAGGTGCCGTAATGGGTTCGGTTGTAAACAACAACTGGTATAACCTTAATTCGACCAGGCAGTATCCTCTGGACGATGGAGTCACGGGCGTTGACGACAACGGCGTCAACATGTCTGACACTATAATTACAGATATAAATCTTAGGCTGCCGAAGTCTTTAGGCTCACTGGTAATGGTCAGCGGCGTAAACGTAACTAAAACTTTAGTAACAGTTACTCTTGTGGCAGTAAAGCATCCGGCCAACTATTCAGACACAGATCAACCTGTAGCCGTAGAAACGTATTCTCCTGTTTGTGCCGTGACTGTAAAAAAACCTCTTCAGATAGGTAAGCCTTATTCTGTCAATCCTCTCAGCGAAGGAGTTGGCGGCTGGATAGTATTTGGAGAAGGCACCAACACTGAGTATAGCGGAAGGTTTAGTAGTTCTAGCCAGTCGTCTTTGAATCCAAAAACTTCTAGGTTCTATTCTAACTTTCCCGTGACTTCTTTGTCTAAAGTAAATAGCTCCATATTGTTTAAAGGTCTGATAGAGCTAAAGGAAGGAACCAATGTATCAATAACAAAACAAACAAAGTTAATAGACGGGATAGAAAGGCAAGCCATAGTCGTCGCATTGAAAGAAGACCCTAACACTAACGTATTTGATAAGTACAGAGGTAGTTGCTCTGGAAGACCTGAAAGCAACACGTGCAACAAGGAAGGTATTCAGTTCATAAACTCTGCTGTGCCAGACTGCGCAGGGAATATAAACATAATATTTGAAGAACCTTTTGAAACAGCCAAATATGTTGATGAAGATGAAAATGAAATAGGAGGAATAGCCGTAGATTACCCGCTGGGTCTTATAGATACTTGCGCGGCTACCAACAGACTTCCAGATGACGCAGGAGATTTTGGAGGAAGTAAAGACCCTCAGTGTGAACTAGTCAGACATTATTATCCACTTCTTCCCGGTAGGCCTTTTGGGCATATAGGCGAATATGGCAGAGTAAGCTATCACGGATGCGACTGTCCTCCTGGGGCAGACTGTTGTTGTCCGGGAGGTCCAAGCTATTACGAAAAAGCTATAGCCCCCAAAAAAGAAATAAAGTTAGAAACGTATGTACATACATACACTGATTGCGGGGATGTCCCTTTTCTACAGTTTTGTTCTAACGTGCCTTGCGATCCTAACCCTATTCCTCATGATTTTAATTTACCTGTAAGTAATTGGTTTTTTTATTTTAAAGTAAGTCTACCGTCTGGGACTCTTCTGGAAATATATAAAAAAGTTCGTATATACGTTAAGGTCTACAGAGTCTTGTTTGACTCATTAAAAGAAAGGCTTATTTTTACTTCTAAAAAAGTTAAACTTGAATACGGAAAGAGTACAGAAATAAATCAAAAATTTGGAGGAACCGCTTTTAAATCTAACAGCACTTTTAAAGTTGAGCTTTACGCTATAAATGACCACAGCACTTCTCTTTCTGTCAGGCTATCAACTCATAATGACTGCCCGGCTATTGCAGACATGACCAAGCCTTGCGACCCTGCTGGCCAGATGAGCATAGAGTGGGAACCTAAGCCTACGACAACTCCAACACCTGCCGCTTTGTTAGACGAAAGTGTTTCTGTAATAACTCTTGACTGTCAAGATTTACCTGTGACTTTGTATTTCAACAATGACACTGCGGATAAGTGGTACATAGACTCAGGAGAATTCAACACAGTAAAGCCTCCAGAGATAGACTCTGGGTTCTTGTCTATGGAGACTGTCTATAGAGCTTTGAGCACAACTTATTTCAATTCAGCATTGTGGCACGACTGCGGTTACACATCTTCAAGTAATTTACTAATATCTTCAGAAATATTGATACCTGAAGAAGGCAGCAACGCCGGAATAGTCCTTAACAGTAAGTTTAATTTGGAAACAAAAAATAACGAGTTCATTTTTGTAGAACTAGACCAAGAGAACGGAAAGGTAAATATTTCAAAGATATCGGGGGAGTCTGCTTACCCAATAAGTTCGTCCTCTGAAATAAAGATAGAAAAGAACAAATGGTACAGGCTGTCTGTGTCAGTAAAGCCTGGAGAAGACAGCGAGTCTGCAAAAATAAATGTAGCTCTTGAAGATACATCCTCAGCAGAAAGGCTGATGACCGTCACTACGCAAACGTCACTTTACGGTAAAGCTGTTGGTGTTTCTGGCGTAGGGTCAGACAAGAGCCCTGCCCTGTTTTCTTATTTTCACATTGAGAAGGCATGACCGGAGACAGCCATGTCAGTAGAAAGAGTCTTTGGTCTTGAGTATAGGGACGAGCTGGCTGATACCAGATATCCGTTTTCTGACTCCTCAAGCCTTAAAGCAGACACCGGATACGACCTACCCAAAGATATTTTTTTGGACGCTGCCATATACCCTGCTGGGTTAGCGTCTCCTATGTATCTTAAAAAAATATCAGTTCAAATACGGGAAGTTATATTAACTATAGGAAACTCGTCAGGCACTGTTTTAATAACAGGAACATTCGACCCTCTTGGAGATGTGGGAGAAGTTCCTCTCTACGACAAACACGGAAGGTCTGCGGGAATAATAGTTAGTGATGAACAAAGACTGTCTGTTTTTCAAAGTTGGCAAAGCGGAGATCATGACTTTGGTATAAACGCCGAGTTTGTGGCTTCTACCGTAATACCTATGCCACAAAATCACGTTAGTGGATTTTTGCTTCCAGACGGGTCGGTGGTTACAGGCGACATCTGGCTTGTTGGAGAAAATGGAGTAGCTGTCAGGCAAGACACTGACGACTCTATACGAATAGATTTGATAGGTGATCCGCTCTTTAAAAGAAAGCTGTGCTCAAGCACAGAGTTCTTCACAACTCCTAATTTTGTAAAGACAATAAATAACATACCGCCAAACAGCTACGGAGACTTCCAGCTATCTGTTAATAACGAAATAGCAGCAGACACTATTCTTAGGATTTACCCAGAAGCCGGAGGAAACTCGATAAGAATCGAACTGGCCGGTCAGCAGCTGGGAGGAAACTAATGAGCAGAGCAGGTTTTTATTCTGATAACGAGTTTAGGGCTTATCCTTTTGTAAAGGACTCTGGAGCTTTTGTTCTATCAAACAAAGCCATAGTGGACTTTGGCTGTACCATGCGGGCTAACTCTGGGTTTGTTCCAGGAACGCATAAAGTATGGCTGTACCAAATAACTAAAGTTTCTGACGACTATACTTTTCATTTTAAATGCGATGCTCCAGGATTAGTTGGTAAGTCTTTGGTTTTTAGGTTCAGAACTGGCGATCCTGAATACGCTACTCAATTTTCAAACGAGATTGTTTCTGAAGAGTATCTTACGCAGTCGCAGGTGGAAGGGTACTGCAACGACGATGTGAAATGGGAAGGCTTCATGGTTATAGGAAAGCTGGCTTATGCCGATCTTTCTTTTATACCCACTACTATTTTGACTTGGAAAACCGTGTATGACGGTTTGCTGCACAAGTCTGGAGAAAATTTTATTCTTTATGCTGACGCGGCTCCTGACGGAGAATCCGTAGCTGACAATACTAAAGGTATATACGTAGAGCCTGCTTTGATTCAAAATTTGTCAGATGGCTACGTTAGAACAATAAACGTGGCTAACAGGTCTAGGACCGTGGTAACAAATGTCGCTGGATGCGACAACGTAGAGCCTGTAGACGATTTAGTGTATGTGCAGTCTGAGTGCTTGTTTGGAGACGTTAAAATAAAACCAGGATTCAACTGCACCCTCAGGTTAAACTCTAACGATAATTCCATGACAATAGGTGGAGAAGTAGGCGCAGGAGAAGGAGAGCCTTGTTCTGAGTTTAAATTTTATCCAGAAGAAGTTTCTCCAGACGGAGGCTTGTTCTACACAGGCGGACCCGCCTGCAAAGAAATATTTCAATCAATAAACGGAGTTAGCGGTAAGGTAGTGCGGATAGTGGGCGGACAAGGAGTTGAGGTAAAACCAGGAAACGACGCGCACACGATAATCATATCAGGCGACAGTCACGGACTAGCTGGCTGCCCTGCGTAAGTATCCTGAGGAAACCAGACATGCCAGCTATTTTTGACACAAGCAAATGCAGCATCTCATCCATAGCAGCAATACCGGCTGATGCCTTTGCCTATGTTGATGACTGCGAAATACCGTTTATTCCGCCCCCTATAATGGACTGCCCTGTTTTAGACATAGACCTTCCGCAGATAGGCCCTGTAGGGCCAGCCGGAGTTGCAGGCTTGCCTGGTCTGGACGGACCCTGCCCTAGAGTCAATCTAAACGTCACAGGGTCAAAGATTGAATACTCCAAGAAAGCTACAAATCCAAGATTCATAGTAAATCTTGATAAAAGTTCTAGCTCGTCCATATGCGAATACGACAATGATTTTCAGATAAGCCTATCGCTGCCTTGTCCAGATTTTGACTTTGAAGCTTCAGCTTCTTCTCTACCAGCTGCTGAGATACCTACAGCCTCTGTTAAGAAAAGAGATAAGTATCCGTCTGAAGACAAGTGTGGCAGCGTACTTACTTTTAAATTTGGTGTGCCCAAGCCAAGTATCTGGCTATCCGGTTACGGTCCTCCGTCAAACTCAATAGGTAGAGACAACGACTTTTACCTAAACAGAGGAGAAACTTATCTAGGGTCAGGAGTTTACGGAAATGTTGGTAGAGGTGATGTTTATAAGAAAAAGAATGGAAACTGGGGGCCTCGTGATACAAATATAAAAGGAGACGATGGTTCAGACGGAGCGGACGGCAGCGACGGCACAGAGACACCTATGGCCTGTTGCCCTCAAACCTATTATGGTTCTATAGTTACTGGTGTTTATTGTCAGGGCAACCAACTGATTGTGCAGTACCAATCATGACAACGCAGTCTTTTAATTGCACAGGTTCCGAAGCATTAGATACCGCGGCTCCTCAGTCTAGGTTATGCTGCGGTTTTTGTTGTGACTTTCCTCTGTATTTCAGTGGCACTATAGGCCCAGCTACAAGCATTAATCCTTTTTTTCCTAACTCATTTTGTCAGTCTTCGTTAAATTGGCCATTAAGCGAAACTCCTGTGACATTGTGGCGTACGAGTCCGTGCCCAAGCATAAGTTACTCAGCTCCAGGCATAAACAGTTTTGGCTTGTTTATAGCCAGCACTGCAAACGACTTTTATCCCATTTGTAAAGGCTCTAGCCTGTCTGGTTCAGCGTTTACTGACAGATGGAAAGTAACTAATGCTACGTCTGTTACAGGCTCGTGCTCTACTGATGGGTCTGGAAACGTCACATTCAACATGAGTGGAATAGTCAACAACGGCATATGCCAAATGCCTTTTGAGATAACCTCGTGGGGAGGTTACGTCACAGGCGACTGCGAGCCAGGACCCAACGACCGCCCACCCACCTGGTGCGTACGCTACGAGCAAAGTGATCAACCCGACCTTGCAGCAATCTGTGGTTGGCTGTGATTACTTTATGCGAACACCGTCTAGTAGTAGTCAAAGATACTCAACAATGCAGAACTGTTTAAACAACTGCGGCACTACAACTACAACTACTACAACTGAGGAACCTACCACTACAACCACTACAGAAGAACCACCACCTCCTGAAGGTTAATAGGAGTTGATTTATGCGAGGCAGATCAGCACATAGACTGTTAGCCAAATGTGGTGGGGGTTCTCAGCAGTCATATGTCTGTGAACCTTTCAAGACAGCTACCGTACATGTTTTTCACAGCTCTCAAACAGGCAGCTACCCTATAGTTTATAACTTAGGAAACTGTGCTTCAGCTCAGTTTTACCCTGAGTCCCTTGAAAGCGGCTACATACAAGACTTGTTTCTTCCGCTCTCTTCGAGAATAGGTAGCGAAAAAACAGGAGCAGTCTACGGGCATTCTGGAGAAAACTTAATAAATCAGCATAATCCTTACAGAGTTAAAAGTTTGCCGACTTTGCGTTTTTCAAGCGCAGACTTGGACAAATGGAAGTTTAGAAGAACTCACCCGCCTTTTAGCCCACCACAGCTTAACTCAGCAGCCGCGCACCCTCCAGAAATAGAAAACCCGCTTGACCCGCCAATGTACGCTGTTGGTCCTGGTATAGCTAACTATCACGCTTATTACACAGTTAAAAGAAGAACGTCTTGCGATGCGCAGTATTCTAACTACCTTAACTGGTGTTTTACGGATGAAGGCGTTACGGACATGACTACGGACGGCGAACCAAACTGTCCTAAAGACAGCCTTGGATTCAGCTATCCAGCAAAACACATATGGACGAATGCAGACGTACCACAACCTTTTCAAGCAACTGACTGGTGGGAAGACTCGGGCGCGACACCAGTTACTACCTGGTTGCCCACAGGTAAAGGGCTGATACCGTTTTGTACGCCTATAACCGCTTACAACAGTAGCGGAACGCCTTTAGGGCAGTACATCGGGCTTTGTCATATGATTTTTTTCAATAATAACTTTTATGTTGGAGCTAATGACCAAGGAGCGCAGACAGCGGCAGACCCAGGAAACCTGCCTATAGACTGGACATCTTCAGAAAACCCTCAACCGCCAGTTAAGCGATGGAAGGACGCTCACAGCGTTGACGTTCACATTTATATGGTAGCTAGCCCTGCAAGCCCTGGTTCTCTTAAGTCTCCAAGGATATGTTCTAAAAGATTCTGGAGGCCGAACAACACTATTGGAAACACCTGGAATCCGCAGATTAGGGGCATATGTTTTCCAGACAAAACCTATTTTCTTTGCGGTTCACCTAGAGGTGATTGGGGAGCGCGTTTAAAATTGAAAATTCTAAACTCAAACGAAACTGTAGAAAGAGTTATAAGCATGGGTAACTTCGCTGCCTATCTGGTGCCGTAATGCCGCAAGAAACTCAGTCCGTAGCATACAATCTGTGCAAACAAGATTACTACGAAGTAATCGGTACTTTTCTTGAATGCTCTTTGTGCAATGCTGGCTGGCCTATGAAAACAGGCCGAATATCTTTTTCGTTCTATACCGTCCCCTGCCGTCTGAACACCGGCAATCAAACATATGTTAACGAGAACTCCAACTATCCGTCTCCTAGTTGGTTTTGGGGTTTTGAAGAAACAGAAATACAACTAGCCTGCCCACCTGTAGGCGAAGGTGAAGAGTACGCAGCTAACATTTGGGTAGGTAGAGCGGAGAGAAGTTCCAGGCCTACCAGCGATGGCGGCTCTATTCTCTTAGAAATTTTGGCTAAGTTTACTCAGATAAACAACACGACAGCGCAGGTAGACCTGCAATTCAATGTTTTAGTCGGCTCGTACTGGCAACCTTATTTTAACGTCAGTACTTCGTTAGTTAGAAAAGACGCCGACCTGTGTCTACCTTGCGGAAGAAGCTACGCTAGTGATTTTATACCAGTCAGTCCATCTTCTGTAGTTTGCCACGGCGATCTTAGATTCGTAAAAATAAACGCTGGAACGTCTCCTTGGTTTGAAGGCTGTGGGCCAGAAGTGGAGTCTTTGCCTGGTTTGTCTGTGACGGGTCCTGTCTGCTCGTTTTTTGACGGCACCAGGATGTTTACATGCTTTAGAGCTTTGTTCTACAACTTAAATCCTTCTCTTAACATACAGCCTACCTTTACTCAGATGGGCCTGGACAAGGCTGGCTGCGCATATACAGACCCTAGCGTTTCGGGGTGTACTGGTTCCTGTACTTACGTTTTTCTGGTTGAAAATAACGGAGCTTTCAACACGTGGGTACCGTTAACTGACACGTGTTCACAAAACTGCGCTTGTGTTGGGCCTCCTCCTTGGTGGACGGTTCCAGGACTAAAAAACGGAGATACTTACACCAGCGGCTGCGCCAGCTCAGGCGCGCAACTAAAGTGTAATTGCCTTTACGGCAAGAAGACGGGACAAAACAGTGTCACGGCAGATCACTTTTTAGTCTTAGACAACTACTTTAATTTAGGTTGTCCAGGTGAAGGCGATACTGTCTATCAAAAAGTGCAGTTAGGAGTGTTTTCTAGCGCAGGCTATGAGATTATAGCTAAAGATGTTGGTAACGGTAGCTTGTGCTTTGTGCTTAGGGCTACGAGTTTCCCATACGCCTACGAGGTAGCTAGCTCCGTAACTGTTGTTTCTGACGCTACTCCATACGTTATGCAAGTTGATTTTGCTATGTTACAAGCTCGCGTATTTATCTACGCGATGAAGTTTCCTAACCCAGACATTCTTCCAGAATTGTGCTACACGGGCACAGGCACAACTCCAAGTTGCGGAAATTTTGGTACTAATGCCGTAAGCGTTAACCAGTATATCTGTTCTGGTATATGCACTTACGTTTTCAGTTCTTTGTTTGAGGCTTGGGTTTTGGATTCGTCTAATTGTCACAGTAACATGGGTTACACGTGCTCTTGTCCGTCTCCTCCAGACCCTGCTACACTTTCACCGTATCCGACAGAAGGTCAAACGTACCAAATGGAGTGCCGATGACACCTCAAGAAATATTAGCTAAGTGCGCAGAGCACAACGTTAAGATGCGAGTAATCGACGGCAAGCTGACACCTGTTGGAAGCGTCAGCTTGGACTTTTTAAAGATTAGCGCTTCTTTCATACCCTACAAAGCAGAATTGATTAAATACATTCAAGAAAACCATCCAGAAATGGTGGGACATCCCGTTGAGCTTAGCAGCTCTTACACTAACCCTGTACCAGTACCCAAAACTATAAACGTCAAAGGAACAGCTAACGAAAAAATTCAAAGGCTTAGAGTGCCTTGCGTACATCTAGGACCACCGCTAGAAAAAGCTTCAAGCTGCGGTTGCAATGGCGCAGTAACGCACAAGTGTAATTTGTTTGAAAAATGTAGGCGCGCTGGTGACTATAAAGATATAGCCGTATGCACGGAATGCGATAAGTACGAGCCGGTGTCTTGAAAGGCTTAAATGGAAAAGATCATATTAAGGCACCAAAGGGCTTTAGGCGACATAGTCGTAATGACCGCCCTTGCACGCGATCTTGAGAAGAGTTACCCAGGAAGATTTCACATAAATGTAGACACTACGTTTAGAGACGTGTGGCTTAACAATCCTTACGTTAAGCCAATGCCTGACAAGAAGAACGCCAGGATAGTAAACCTAACGTACGGAGCTTACATAAAAAAAGCGGCTACAGAACATACTCATTTCATAAGCTCTTTCCATAAAGATTTTGAAAAACAAACTAACATAAAAGTGTCTCTGCTTCAGCCTCATCCAGATTTACATTTAAACGAAGAAGAGCAAGAGTCTTTGATAGAAGGACGCTATTGGGTAATAGTGGCTGGGGGTAAGAACGACTTTACAACAAAGCACTGGATATACGACAGGTGCCAGAAGGTTGTGGATTCTTTAAGGCCCTTTGGAATAAAGTTTGTTCAGGTAGGCGGTAAAGGAAGTCATCCTACACACGCTCACCCTAAACTGAACAACGTTTTAGACATGGTGGGAAAAACAGACATCAGACAAATGATGCGTCTGATAAACAGCGCAGACGGAGTTATTTGCACAATCACTTCAGCGATGCACATAGCCGCAGCCTTTGGAAAGCCTTGCGTAGTAACAGGTGCTGGCAGGGAAGAATGGTGGTGGGAAGCGTATCACCAAAGAAATCCCGCTCTGGTGCCGGTTCAAAATTTGTTGCCTGTAAGCCATAGATATCTTCACACCATAGGAAAGCTTGACTGCTGCGCCAAGAAAGGCTGCTGGAAAAATAAAGTACAAAGGGCTGAAGGAGACAGAAGTTTTTGCTCGTATCCAGTGCAGGCGGAAAAAGGTCAGATGGTTCCGCTGTGCATGGACATGATAACTGTTGAAAAAGTGGTAGGTTCTGTTTTGAGTTATTACCTAGACGGCACTTTGCCGTTATTGGAGGGTATGGTGCTTCCAGATGTAACCCAGCCTATAACTTTTAAACAAGGCGAGGAAAGGTTCAGCTTGTTCGTTTTAAGGGAAGGAGGCGAACCTACCATGAGCGAACAGATGTTGGACATGCCCATAAATGAAACACCTTACGCAGTGACTGAATTGTCTTTGGCGGTAAACAAGAAGGAAACAATAGACACAGGTCCTCCAAAGCTAGTGACCCCAGAGCTGGCGTCTCCAAGAACTAACTTGATGGTTGATGCTTTCAACGGACCTGTGGTCAGACAATCCGCCGGTACCAGGCTCGTAGACTCTCCGCACATAGGCGGAAAGATAACAATGTTTGTTCTGCTCTATGGAAACTTTCCTGACATGCACAGAAGGTGTCTTACAGCAATTCAAAACACGACTACCAGAGATTCTGTAGAGCTCAGGGTTTACTGCAACAACGTTTGTCTTGACACCCAAGAGCTTTGCAAAAAACTATTCAACGATGGAGTAGTCAGTGTCATTTACAGTTCGGACAAAAATAAATTCAAATACCCGTGCATGAGAGAAATGTTCCACGACGAAAAGTTTCCAATAAAAACAAAATGGGTTCTATGGTTTGATGACGATACCATGTGCGACACAGACCCGCTGTGGTTTGACAAGCTATGCTCTGTAATAAATTCTACAAGTATAGCAGACTCTAACTTTGGTATGCTAGGACCTATCTATCATTACGCTTTACAAGATAGACACGCTAATTGGATCAAGCAAGGAAAGTGGTACAAAGGAAGGCAGTTCAGAGACAAGTCAGGAAAAGAGTCTGTGAATGCCAACAAGATATTTTTTGTTACCGGCAGCTTCTGGGCTTTGAAGACAGAAGCTTTAAAGAAAGCCGACGTGCCCGACGAAAGGCTGTCTCACAACGGTGGAGACATTTGCATAGGTGAACAAGTCTGGCAAAATGGATATAATCTTAAAAGCTGGAACGGTGACAAAAAAATAGTATGTTGGTCAAGCACCGCTAGAAGAGGCGCTAACCAGCCTATCTTTAACATATAGGTGAATCATGCCTGATAGCAGCAGCATTTCAATAGGCGACTACGGTCGTGGACTCTATTTGAAGAGGTACACACAAACAAGGACTAACGCAAACAGCATAGACGGCTTTAGGTTCAAGGTAGAAGCTTACGGCGGTAACAACATACCCAATAAAATATTTAGATACGCCAAGGAAGATTTGAACGCAAGGGAGGCAACTTACAGACTGGCCTTTGACGGAGTTTGTTCTCCTTCAGATATAGAAGAGTATCCTGAGGACGAGCCAAACCCTGAAGGTTTTCCTCAGTTTTGCAGATTGGACTATGTAGACCTTGTGTTCAGGTCCCAGTCAGTAGCCGAAGACGCTTGGCAAATTTTAGTAGAAGAAGTAACAAACCTGGTATCAACTTTAAATATCATGGACGTAATGGAGCCTTCTGATAATTTGAAAATTGGAGACCCTCCTCCAGCAGACTCGTCTTCTTCCATAGGCTAGGTGTAAGATGGCAGAAAAAATAGTAATCATAGAAGAAGCCCTTATAGCTTCAATTCTGTCTAACCCTAAGCTGCTGGCTGACTTGCCTAGCATAAAGCTGGCGGCAGCCTCTAAGTCTTCAAAGCCTGGCTGCAAACCTTGCGCAATGAGGGCTAGGGATAAAATCGCTGACTACTCAAAAGTAAAGACAGTTATATCGAACCTTAGAGGAGAGAGTCTGGCTAAGTTCAAAGAACACATAGGAGCAGACAAGATAAGGATACTGCAAAGGACGGACAACGGAAAAATAGTACAAACAACTCTTTAGTTAATAAATAACAAAGTTCTGTCATAATACGATGTTGATATAGTTGTAATTTGTTTTTAGCTGTTTAATACAGTCTAATAAACACGTCATAATTAAATGCTACCCGTTTATATAACGTAGGTAGCATAAAGGCTTACCCTTAAGCCTAAACAGTTCGTAACGAACTGTAATGTCCGGATGGACGGTGAGACCTTAGGGTCTCACCCACGCGTGCGTGGATAAGGGGTATTAGGGCGAGTTGCGTGAGGTTCTACCATCGTCTCACCCACGCGTGCGTGGATAAGGGGACCTGGAAAATCGCGAAATGGCGCTTTTGAGGAGTCTCACCCACGCGTGCGTGAATAAGGGGATAGTCCGGCCTTTCACCATCCATGCTCACCTGTCTCAACCACGCGTGAGTTGATAAGGGGTGGATGAAATCCGGCAGCGTGGGGCCTCAGGGTCTCACCCTCGCGACCCTGGTCGTGAGTATATAAGTTTTAAAAGTTTAAGTCCTGGCTTGTTCAGAACTTAAACTTTTAAAACTAAAAATTTAATTTAATTTTATATTAAAAGTAAACCTTCCCACGCCTACTTTAACGGTGTGGGTAACCGAGGCTATTTGCTTAGCTATTGGCAAAACATAACGTTGTTAGTAATATAAAGCTGTCTTTTTGTTTTTTATAAAAGAAAGGAAAGTTATGAAGATTGCAGAAGCGGCCAGCCAAAGAACCGGAGATCGGGCAGAGGTTGCAGTAGAGGGAGACAACCTTGAGCAGGTTTACAGCCTCCAAGCTAGACAAGCTGCTCTGGATCATGCTGTTAAGCTAGGGTTGAACAGACCGGGCTTTAACGGCTCTCCCTGGGTTGAGTGGGTAGACGACTCTGGTAATGTTTTGGTTGGAGAAGCTTTCAAAAATTCTCCTGTTAAGAAATGTAGGGCTCACTTCCCAATCCAAGCGGGCTTCTAATGGACGACTCCCGTTCTAATGTGTCTGATAGCTTTCAAGCTAGAAAAAGGGTGTGGCAAAACCCAGACAGTTTTGCCACGACTCTTTTGGCTTTGTTCATAGACACATACGGGACGGAAGGTCTCGACTGGGATCCTATGACGATCCAGTCAGAGATAGAACAAGACTTCGGAGTAAAGGTAGAAAGAAGTGTATTTGATAGGCTTATGGCTGGAATAGCCATTTTGACCACAGATAGCTTCTATAAGTCTCTGCCTGACTTTATAGCTCTTTGTAACGTTTTAGCTGGAGACTCTTACGACCCAGCAGTTTTCGACCCAGCTGACTCGGCTGAGATAGCGTGGGGAATGTCAGAAGGTATGCTCATAAGTCCTCCAGAGGACGACGAAGAAAATCCCTTCTCTGAAGACATAGTTAACTACATCGCCCAAACTTTAAAATCAGAAGGTTTACTTACTCCGCCTGATGTTTTAAAGGTTGGCATGAAAGAAGAGTTCAGTAAGATACTTGAGAAAGTAAAATACGATTACAGCGATGACCCAGAAATGTTCAACGCTGTTTACGATATGCAGTCTTCTAGAACAGGAGACATAAACAAAACTATAAAAGGAATGTTAAAAAGTCTGCTAGAGCAGATGAAAGACTTGCCCTTAAATAATGGCGACCCTACTGAAGCGGTAGCCAGAATGATAAAGGGCATGACCTAAAGGCTTACCCTTAAGCCTAAACAGTTCGTAACGAACTGTAATGTCCGGATGGACGGTGAGACCTTAGGGTCTCACCCACGCGTGCGTGGATAAGGGGAAAAAGCGCTTTGAGGACCTAATACTCAAGGCGTCTCACCCACGCGTGCGTGGATAAGGGTGAGAGCATTTGTGTGGTGGACGCCCCTAGATCGTCTCACCCACTCTCGCGTGAATAAGGGGTGCGGGTTGATCCTCGGTAAGGTGTTTTACTGGGTAACGGGAGGAAGGTTCCTCCCGTTTTTTATTTTCATGGAGGTTGTTCGATGAGCGTGACTAAGCTGGCTCAGGATATCAAGGTTTACATCAAGGCGAACGTGCAGGCCCTGCACTTGATAGTAGGAGGTCAACAGGCCGAGGCTATTCACATGCTTCGGGAACTAACACAAGAACTGGAGGCTACCAACAAAGAGAACAAGAAATGGTTTCTGGCTATATGGGACGCGGCTAGGGGTTTCGGTCAAAACAACTTGATGAACCCTGTACAAGCAGTACAGGCAATAGCCGATCCAAACCGGAACGACCCGGTGGACTCTAAGGCTAATGCCATCATCGTGTTGTTAAACTTCCACTACGAGCTGGGTTCAAACCCAGCGGTAGTGTCAGCCTTTAACAGGGCGGTAGCTGAGTCGGCCTTAATCAGCAAAGGCACGACAAGGCTGGTAGTCATCATGACTCCCACGGAGTCTAATTTCAACCCCGATTGCCTGCCTTACGTTAAGCAGGTAGAGATGCCTTACCCGACAGCTGATGAACTTCAGCTGACTGTAAACAAAGTGAGGGAGGAGATACAAGCTGGCGGAGACTCCAGCGCTGTGGACACAACAGCTGACTTTAATTATCAGCTGCTGACGTCTTTGGGCGGTCTTACAGGCTCCGAGGCCCACCAAGCTTTGAGCGAGGCTTTCATTAGGTCAAGGGGCTTGGCTTCCCCAGCCCTTAGGTACATCGAAGAAACGAAGGGCCAGCTGCTTAAAAAGAGCCAGACCCTTACTTACACCTCTAGGGACAAGATCGCCAAGCTGGAGGACTTGGCTGGCTATGAAGAGTTCGAGGACTGGCTGAACTACCGCCTGATCGCTTACACGGCCAAGGCGGAAGAATTCCAGATCGAGCAGCCGAAGGGTTGTGCCCTAGTCGGCGTGCCCGGTTCTGGCAAGTCAGTCTGCGGCTCTGTCATCGGGCAGAAGCTAGGTATCGCCCTGGTACGCCTTGACGTAGGCGCTATCTTCAACTCGCTTGTTGGTGAGTCCGAGGCTCGTATGCGCGATGCCCTCAGGAAGGTAGACGCGATGAACGGCTGTGTCTTGCTAATTGACGAGGCCGACAAGGCTTTCGGCAATGTCTGGTGATAGCGGCGTTACCCGGCGTATCTTCGGCAACCTACTAACATGGTTGGCCGAGAAGAAGTCCAAAACGTTCGTGGTAATGACCATGAACAGAGTGGACGGTATGCCTCCCGAGCTGCTTCGTTCTGGCCGGTTCGACGAAGTGTTCTTCGTGGATACTCCTGCAGATTTAGAAAGGAGGAAAATTTGCGAGATCCACATGAGGAAACGAAACATCCAGTTTGACCATTTCACCGAGTCTAACTGGAATAAAGTAGTATCAGTCACCGACGGATTTGTCGGTGCTGAGATCGAGCAAGGCGTGAGGAACGTCGTGTTCAAGGCCATGGCTATCTCTGAGGAGAACCGTTGGCGTTTTGATCCAGAGCTTCTGGTTACCGAGCTCAAAGGAATAGTTCCTTTGACCAGAAGAAACCCTGAAGGTATTGCTCAAATCCGAAAGTTCGGCAAAGAGCACGCCCTTCCGGTTTCTCGACGCAGAGCCGAATCGGCTCAAGTCAAAACCCGCAGTTTGTCTGCGGAGATAGGAGACCCCAACCTGGTTCGTTGATTGATTGACAGGACACCAGGGCAGCACATCGCTGCCCTGGTTTTTTTCAGGAGGAAGACATGTCAGAAGAAATTGAAACTGCAGAAGAGGCAGCCACGGCAACGGCAACCGGAATAAGGGTGGAGACGCCTGAAATATCTGTAGATATTTCTAGGTATCCATCTTCGGTTATGCTCCGTTCTCTGAGGGAAAGGTTTCTTGCGGTAAAAGTTACCGTAGAGTCTCCGCCTATGGAGAAGATTATCCCGGATGCTGAGATCAGATCCGGCGACCAGGTAGTACCAAAAGACCTGGTTGCCGGCGCAAGATTCAAAGTCTTGCCGCAGAATCTCAGAAACCAAATGGCGCGGATAGGAGCCCGTGCCAGGAACCTACTCACGGTAGGTACTCCTTTTGTTGGCGGCTCCTGGTTGATTCCAGTAGCGCCAAACCGTCATGGGGTAAGACCTGTTCAGCAGGTACTATCCTCGATAGAAGAGGTTCGCCAGGAATACCGGGCGAAAGCCGAAGAGCTGCGGCCTATGTGGGAGCAGCATGTGGAAAGGATAAAAACAGACTTTCCGGTAGAGTACGAGGTGCTTAAAGGCTTCCTCGTATCTGGCGAAGAGTTTGTAAATCGCCACAAGATTTCGGCAATCCTTTTTCCGATGGGAGGAGGCCTCCCGTCTAACTTCGATACCTTGATATCTGCAAAGATAAAAGGTATGGGCCTGACAGCTGGCGACTCAAGCATGATGGAAAGGCTTTTGCCTGACCTGACTGCTGCCATCAAAGAGGTGTGCAACGAGAACGCGGGTGAGGCTCTCTCAGACCTCACAGCGGGCTCGGCGTGGTTGACTGAAGCTCAGAGGGCCACTAGCGAGGCCATCGGAGAAGCAGTCACCACCTTGAAGAGTCCTTGAACAATGGGGCTAAGCTTCGTAGCTCCTCTTTCAATGCAGTGAAAGAGGCTTACGACAAGCTGCAAGCCTTTTCGTTCATGGCGACTGGCGACCTCCAGCAGAGGTTAGCCAACATCCGTAATAGTCTTGAGGGTATAAACCTTAAAGACTTGAACAGCAACTCTGACATGGCTAAAGCCATGTCTGCTTCACTGAAGAACGTGCGGGAAGAGTTGACCGCCGTTGAGACCCATGAGCGAGCCTTTGGTGGGTTCGTTCGTACTTTGTCTTTGGATTAAGAAAGGAAGGATTCCGATGAGCCACACGGCAACGGTTAAGACTGAGATCAAGGACGTGGACACTCTGCGGCAGGTCGCTGAGGGTTTGGGTTACAAGGTAACAACCGGCCTGAAAGAGGTACGCTTATTTGAGAACACTGAGAGAGGAGAGAATCTAACAAGGGTTGACATTCCAGGATGGTCATATCCGTTGGTTGTAAAGGAGGACGGAACAGTCGCCTATGACAATTACAACGGCTCTTGGGGAGACATCTCCAAGATGCACGCACTTCAGCAAGGGTATGCTGAGGCTGTCACTGTCAACAAGGCTCAGCAGCAAGGCCTACGGCTTCTGGGTCGACAGCTCAACCAGGATGGGACTATTCAACTAAGGTTTTCCCGCTAGGAGGACATTGTCATGGAAATTATTGTGAACATCGGTCGTGACGGGCAAGTCGAGTTTGACGTCAACGGCGTCAAAGGCTCCTCTTGTCAGGGTCTGACAGACAGCCTGCAGGAGGCTTTGGGCAAGACAACTGGGTCTGCCCTAAAGAAAGAATTTTACGAGAAAGAAGAGAACAGCCGTATACACACAAGGGGATAAAGTTAAATGTTGATAGAAGTCCGACCCGACGGCGGCCTGAAATTTATTTATGACGACACCCTTCGATGTCTTATGGCGGAAGGTAAGTCAGAAATAAAGAGGGCCTCTGAAGTGGAACCAACGGACTCTGGAAAATGGACCGCCGACCTGTCTAGGGTCGGCGGTCCTATTCTGGGACCGTTTGACAACCGTGCCGACGCCTTGTCCGCTGAGGTGGCTTGGCTTGAGCAGAATAGGTTTGGTGACGAAAAATGGTAGAGGAGGTTCTGGACTTAAAAGTCCGATTCATAAACAACGATGACGCTGACAAAGCGGCACTGTTGTTTATGTACTCGGAAGTAATGAGGAAAAAGAAGACTATCTCCAGGTTTATGAACCGCCTGAGGAAAGGTTCAGGTTATTCCACTCTCTGCCTTGAGTTTGGCGGAGAGATTGTAGGTATGCTTATGTACAAGCATAGTGTACCTAACATAACCATAGTTCTGTTGCACGTAGACCACCCTTTCAGGAGGAACGGTGGCGGCACGTCCATGGTTAAGTTTCTGGTAGACGCCTACGAGCGTTTCAGAATCAAAACGTCGATCTCAGTGCTTGTGCCTGAGTTGAATGTTCAAGCTCAGAAATTTTTCAGGAGTTTGAATTTCAAAGGCGTTGACATCAAGAAAGACAAGTTCGGTCCAGGCAATGATGGATACGGATTTGTCTATAACACGGAGGTTAGCGATGAATGACTCTGAATTTGAAGCTCTGTGCGAAGCTGCTAGGGAGGGAGACAAAGACGCCCTAGAAAAGATTCTAGGACACACGCACCAACTTAGGGATATGGTGCTTGAGCTGTCGGAGGGTCTAGAAGACGATGGCCTCATCGAGCAAGTGGAAGAGCTTGTAGGTGAAGAGTGAGGGAGCAGATAGAAGAATGGGCGTCTGACGCCGGAGAACTTCTTCTGTTTGCCGACGGCTTTGACCAAGCCATCATAGGCATAGGAAGGCAGTTCAATAAAACTGCAGTTGTTTATGACGAAGAAAAAGTCATAAGTATACTGCAAGAAAAAAACGGCATGTCCAGAGAGGAAGCCCTAGAATACTATGAGTTCAACATAGTAGGGTCTTTCGTTGGAGACGCCACTCCGATATTTATGTCCAAGGTTATTTAGCCTTGTACATAGCAGCAAGCTCTCTTATAGACTCTGCTTGCTTTACAACAGGAGACAGCCTGGCGCTTTCTGCCAGTTTGTCAAACAGCTGAGCGTCTCGCCTGGGTAGCGTTCTAAGCTCCTCGGCAAATTTCTCGGCGTCAAGAATAAGACCTCCTGCGGAGACCCTGTCCAAAAAGGAATCTCCCAGGAGGTCTTTTATTGCATCAGCTGAAATCTTCTCAAGGTCTGCTTTTTTGTAAACAGACCCTGAAGTTAGCTGAACGTGATCTTCGGCAAATTCGCTGGCCTGCTTGATTGTGAAAACAAACAGGTCTTCAGCGTTGCCTAAAGTTTCAAACTTGCTCAACTTATAGTCTCTATCGACTCTGTCAATTATAGAGGCTATCTTTCTCATTCCACTTATGCTGTGTACTGAGTTCTTGTCTTGTAAACAAGCTTGGGCTGCTTTGGCTAGACCGGCTTGAAGATCAATATCTTTACCCAAGGTCTTTAGGCACATAGCCCTGTCTAGAAGCATTCGGGCCGCTTTCTTAGCTGTACCTACGGCAGCTCCGGCCTGCTTGTACAAATAGTCTTGGTCTTCTGAACTGATTTCAGAAATGTCGCCTTTCTTGAGAATACGCTCAGCGATTTTAACACGATCGTAGTAGCCAAACTCTCCGCGATATTTTCTAAGATACTCACAAGCTTGTTTTGTCTCTGATGAATTACGTAAAGGAAGGTGCCTTTCCTTTACTCCGTTTTCATATTCAACAACAAAAGCAAAGATGTCATCTGGTAGAGCGTCAAGGCTGACAGAGTGAATCTGAGCGTGTTTTTCAAGAAGACTGTCTATGTGCTTCTTGATGCCGAAGTACTCTGCGGCCTTGACGATTCTACCTTGTATATGAGATGCTTTCTTACCGAGCTGGCCCTGATTCTCAAGGCAGTAGAGCATTGAGACGTAAGTGGCTGGAGCGGTGTGACAAGGAAAAGACAAGGCGGTAACGTCTGCAAAAACGTTAGGGTTTCGTTCTTCAGACGTGTAGTTGATTGAGTCAGACGACGCTGACTTAACAAAATCTGGCGCGTCGTATAGCTTGATCAGCTTGTGCAGTGTTTGGCCGTTTGCATCGCCTTGTTGGTCTAAGCGAGTAACCATATGCGTCCTACCTCTTCGATATTGGAAGCTATCGACTTTAAGTCTTTAATATCCCTTCTAGACCTGGATATCTCTGAAGACTCTGTACCAACTAGTCTAACCTGTCCGTTTTGCCATTGTAAGAAAACAATGACGGTATATCCAGACAGTTTTTACAAATCTCACTGGTTCCATTGTATCAGCTGTGGCAACTCAGGAGATCCAATAAATATAGCAAGCCAGGTGTGGCAAGTAGAAGACAGAGTAGCTTCAGACCTTCTACTGGTTAAGAACGTAATTCAAAAATACTATTACTACGAAGATCTATTCAAGATATACAAACATAAATGCTTAGATCAAAGAAAAAAACATAATGAATTTTGGAAAGCTGCTACCAGCAATATGATGCATTACGAAAACCCAGATCTAAGAGACTGTCTAAGAGAACTAAGAATCCCGTTGCCTAGCAACGTTGAAACATGGAAAAAAGGCATGGGCAAACTAATGGGGTTTGCTTCAAAGAAAGACACTGAAAGAGCTATAGCGGTATCTCACGGTTTTGAAGAAAAGCTAACCGGAGCGCATAGACCTTTTGTAGGAGGCTGGAAGAACGTAGTAATAGTTCCTTTCTATGACCTTCCAGGAAGAATAAGAGAATTTGTGTTTTACGGCTATGTCGACGGACAGCTTAGAACAAGCCGAAAGTTTTTATCTCACAGAAAAATATACGACGATTGCTGCTCGTTGTCTTTCCTTGATTCGATAATCAAGTATTCCAAGGAAAGTAATTTGGTTTTGGTGGAAAATTTAGAAAAAGCTTTGATGATGCACGCTTCTAATTTTAGAGATTCAAAAGATATACTTCCATTAGTAGCCATATCTGACGTTACTAAAATAAAATTTTTATTAAAATTGTTATCAAACAAACTTGTAATCTGGAACCCAGAGGTAAGTCAAAAAACTTTGAAAGCAATACACAATTCAAAAATAGACGTCCGTATAGACGAGCCCAATCCTTTGACCAGTGAATCGGCTTTTAGGAAGATGAGTCCTAAGAGCTGGTGTAGGTTTGCCTCTGATAATGCCATAAAGCCAATAGACGTTATCGAGAAGTGGGCAGAACAGGATAACTTGTACTTGGCTCAATCAGTCATAGGACAGTTGGAGTTTAGCCTGGAAGAAGAGAAGGCTATTAACAAAGAAGTTTATCCAAAAATAAAAAGTGTTTTAAAAAGCATAAGGAACCAAGTAGGAAAAACAATAACAGTGAGAGGTGAAGAGATACAAGAAAAAGAAACGGGCTGGTGGTCAGGAAACAACTGCATATGCGAGGGAACTTTAAAAATATACGAAGTGTATAACTTCTCCAAAAACTACTCAGTTTATTCTGGCTATGTTAGGTTCAGGAAAAAAAGAGTAAAGGTTTTTGTGCCTAAGAAAAAACTTCAGGACAAGATTCTGGAGTTCATAGCTAGTACTGTTTTGAAACGGTTTAAAAAAGTTTGTCTTTACGATAAGAGTTATGAGTCAAAAAGCTGGGAGATAGCTCTTAAGTTTAATGACCCCAAAGTAATAAACAGAACTTCAACCATAGGCTGGTACTCAGATCAAAAAGTTTTCCAGTTTGCCAGGATGGCTTTGGACGCTCAGGGCAACTTATGTAAGAATCATGGTCTTCTTAAGGTAAAAAAAGAAATACCTACGGATGTGTTCACTCAGTCTAGTTTGTTTATGTCGTCTGAAGACTTTGACCGTTTGACTACTAAAATTGAAACAAATAAAAGCATATGGGCGATGGCCGCGTTCGTGCTGTCGAACATGCTAGCCCCGGCTCTGCGAGAAGACTATAGAAAAATGCTTTATTACGGAAGAGGTTCAGACGCTGCAGACTTACCTTTGTCGTATCTTGGCTGTAAAGAAGCTAGGCACGGCAAAAATAGAAAGATAAAGGTAAGGTGGACAGAAGTGCTGTCTTATAGAAAAAGAAAAGACATTCAAACGTCTTTGCAAAAGTGGATGGCTAGTAACGAAAAGAAACCGTACATGATGGAAACGTCAGAACTAGAAGCCGCTTCCATGCTGCTATCTCAAGATTTAGATTGTATGCATGTAAACGTAAGCGCCTTAGTGCATAAACAAGAAAAAGAAATAAGTAAAATAGTTCCCGCCTTTACTAAATGGTTGTTAACAAAATACGGTTTAAAGTTTGACAGAAAAGAAACACTGCTTGAAACCGTTTTTAGCTTATTTGAAGAATGGTTAAACGAGTCAGCTGTATGCTCGGAAGTAATTCAACAAGCTAGAGAAACAATTGTCTATAGTTCAAAAGACTCTAGAAACAAAAATATAACAAAAGCTTTCTTTAAGTTATGTTCTGCTGCCGTTGAGTCAGGTTACATAAATGAATCAGTCCGTGGCTCGGTAATAAAGTCAGCTACGGCAATTAAAATAAAAAAAGAAAATTTTTACTCTGCTGGAATCTACGGTACGTTTGAAATACTTGTAGGTACAGAGATTCAGCAGGCTTTAGACTCTGAAGGCGTAGGAGCTGACATAGACAAATCTTTAGAAAAAGATTACTGGGCAGTTTCTCCAGCGTGGTGGGACCTGGTAATGAAATCAACAGAAAGCAGAATCCTGAGGATATCAATATGAGCAGGCCAGAAAACCCAGATCACTATAAGGGAAGTGAAGGAATAACTTGCCTTGATTCTATAAGGAACATGATGACCTCGGACGAGTACAGGGGTTTCATCTGGGGCAACATAACAAAGTACTTATGGAGGTGGCCTAAGAAAGGAAAGTTAATCGACTTGAAAAAAGCCAAGTGGCTTATCGAGAAACTAATAGAGACTGAGGAGAAGAAAGATGCTGCCGAAGGAAAGAATAATGAGCTACATGGAAACAAAAAGGAAGAAAGTTAAAGTCTTCCGAATGTGGTTTTCAAAAATAGATGTTCTTTTAAATTCAAAAGAACCTTGCCATTGCGCGTTTTGCAAAAAAGAAATTTTTCCTAGCTCTGCAAAAAAAGTAAAAAAAGAAAAAATGATTATATACGCTTGTTGTTTTAACTGCTTTTATGAAGAAGCAGAAAAGAACAGCGAGATGTTTGATCTAGCCTGGACCGTCCTCGGACTCGACAGGAGACCATGAACCGTTTTGTAAATGGTTCTCGACCTCCTCGGAAAGCTGAAACTTTTCAGGAACGTTGAAGTTAGGCCAAGCGCCTGTCATGTGCCACAAGGCGCAGCATCCTATATTAACTGCTTGGGCGAAGTCATCACTAAGGTGAGGGTTTCGCCCGATAGTATAAACGTCAGACCCCAGTCTTGTTTCTGTTTTCCTTTCTGTCAAAGCTAGGAAGTCATGAATCAAGCCTGGGTCGTCTGTGGATTTGTAATCATATTTAAAAAATCTAATTCGCATCAAGCGAATAGCCGCGCAGGTGGTTAGAAGAGACCGTGTCTTGTCTACCTGATAAAAACTTCTGGGGTTTATCGAGGTAGGTTTGATGTGAGTCATTATCTTAGCGGCAGACGCTCTTATGTACCTTATAGGTATAAGCCTCTTGTACTCTACTCCGGCCTGGCACAAGAGAGTCTCTCTCAAGACGCCAGCGCCTGTAAAGTCATGAGATACAAAGTGGCATTTAAAAAGATTGAAATAATGTAGACATTGTCTAGCCTCGGCTAGGTGATCGTGTGGAGTCATTAGGCGTCTGGCCCAAATGACATGTACAACTCCCGTAGGTGTTATGCCCATCACGGTAGCTACTGTCAGGCTTATGCCTTCTTCTCCGCCGCCTCCCCAGTCCACAGAAAGAATTCTATACCTGTACTTGGCAAGATCTTGCATACAATCTTCTGGTTGCTTGGGTTTGTTTTCATGGTTTAGAACGCAGGCTTTTTGCAGTTCATCCATAGAGACAAGCTGAACACCAACTCCGCAACTCTCTCCCAGTACTTCATTCATGTACTTTTCAGGAGTGTAGTTGCCGTAGCCTTCTCTCTTGGCTATTAGCTCTGTCCATTTGGAAGGTTCAGAATAGTGGATATGCATGATTGGCTGCGGAACATGGAATCCGGCGAATCCGGTACGGGCCTATCATCTTTTCTAGATCGTGGGTTGTTGCCGATACATTTAACTTCTTGCAGTTTCGGCAGGGTATGCACCACTCTGCCTGAGAAGACATAAGCCATAATCCTTCGATAGTGTTCTCAGGAGTTTTGGGAGTTCCAGAGAATTGGCTCAAGGCCCAAGGAGACGCTGACATCGTTTCCTTGATGATAGGGATATGGTCTTGGTCTATGTCTTGAACCTCGTCTATGACGATCTTGTCTGCGCGTACACCGCGCACTCTATCGGCGTCAAGAGAGGCGAAAGAAAACTGCATCATTGAATAATTCCGGAACGATCGCTGAAGCACTGAGTTCTCAGTACTGTTTCCGATCCAAAGATTCCGGATAGGAGACTGTTCGACAAAGGGTCGAACGTAGTTGTTTGAAAGACGTCGCACCTGTTCAAACAACGGAGTTACATAGAGTGTGCGGAAGTAAGGGATTGACGTGCAAGTTATAACGCCGTGGGCGCTGCCTACGGTAGACTTGCCCACCTGACGGCCAGTCTTCAGAACCATAGCCTTTGGCATCCTTGTATAAAACAAGGTTTCAAACTGAAAATGGTTCTCCAAACTGTAAGGCTTTCCGTCTAAGGTAAGCACTAATGGAAGAAGAGGAGCAAAGTTAGGAAAGTGCCCGTCCTTTACAAGTTTTAGAAACAGCTCTAAGCGATCAAGCTCAGACATGTCATCGATTTTTTCTATGACTTGATCTCTAAGTTTAGCTTGATCAATCATTGATGTTTCTCTTGGCCTCATTTTGTATAATAGCTTAAGCGATTAAGCATTATACAGGAGGCTGACCATGGTATCAAAATCACCGAAAAGATTCCTCGAGAGGCGGGGTATTGTGCCTACTTATCGTAGGCCCATGCCTACAGTGAATCTCAATGCACTTCGCATTAGAGAATATCCACTAGACCCCCCTTTCCCGTCGGCTGAGAAGATTGGTTATACCCAAGGCTTCCCTGTTCCAGACAGAGGAAAATCTACGGTTTGGCCCTCATGACAAGGAAAGTCTATGGGCGGCTGTTTGTCAGCATTGAACCTGATGCTTGTCGGACTGTTTTTAGTCATGACAAAAGTCGGGGTGCCGGTAATGGTTCCATTAGCGGCATGGGTTATGATTTTCATGGCCGGGAACTTCGTTTCTAAAGAAGTTCCAAAATACGACAACAAGAAAGGAATCAGGAAGCAATGATTAAAGCTAGCGACACAGTTAAGGAGTACAACACAAGGGTGTCTTACACCATTGGCGTTGACGAGATGCTCCGACACGTCACCAACGCCATCAAAGAAAAGGAAGAGGCGGAAGATATCCTAGACAATCTTTTTCAAATCCGCGTCTCCTGGGCTGACATCTTTATGCGGAAGATGTTTGCAACAGCGTCAAAAGCAGATATATTTACAATCTGCTCTGACCTGACAGAAGACAAAAAGATAAGCTGGGATAGCTTTATTGACGAGTTGAAGAACGCGTGGATAAAGATGTGCAGCTATGAATTTTTTCTTTACAACTTCAGGGTGTACGATTTACTTTTGGCCCCTGAGCCAGAGTCTCACGAAAGAATATTTGTCGGATCGCGGGAGCACCTGTATCAGGATGTGAGAGACGGCGCTAAGAGCGCTGTCTAGAAAGGATAAGAATGTTAGCCCTAGCTTTTGTTCTGTGTGCTTTTGGGTCTAAAGCCATAATAGACTGCTGGTTTTTAGGTTCAATATTTTCATGGTACAGAGCTTGGGCTGAGCTTATCCGAGAAGAGGGGAGTTGGTGGCTAAGCAGAAAACTAGGTGAGTTACTCACTTGTAAGTTCTGCTTCAGCTACCACTCCTCTCTTTGGCTTACCTTATGTTGTTTGCCGCTTATGCCGTCATGGTGGCTTATGCCGCCGTGGTGGCTGGCGGCAAGAACAGCCGCAAGGTTCCTGGACATACTTGAAGAAAACCTAGAAGGGAGTGGTAATGTCATTACCGGCGCAGAAAGTAGCGGAGATGATCCATCAAGCGGTGGAGGCGGCTTTTTCGGTTGATGAATATCTAGACACGGTGGCAGTTATAACGTCGTGGAAAGCGATTAACAACGATTTGGGTTTTGGGTTTATGGTTAGCCGGGAAGGAGACAGCATAGCTCCTGGTAGCCTTATGGCAATAACCCAGCAGACAACTAAAATGCTGTCACATCAAGTACAGCATCTTGAAGAGATGCTGTATAGAACCGACAAGCTGGCAGGAGAGCTGGCTGAGAGGATAAGGTCTCTGAAGGAGCAGATCAATGAGAGCAATTAAATTTGAGACTAAAACGGGCAACACCAAGCTAGATAATCTTCTAGTTTTTAGGAAAGAGTTGCCTGGTCCTGGAAACAAGACCCGGTTGAGCTACCAGGCTTTCTCACCATGGCCAAAAGTAAACTGCGCTGTCTCTATGCGTGGAGACAACAGGGTACATTTTGGAAACATAGAGACTGGCGAGATCCATTACTTTGTAGCATTAAAGAACAAAATACTGTCTTTGATACAAAGCAGTAATTTTGAGAACAACCGGCAGATTATAGCTATAGTTGAGCCGACAAACCCTGAAGACGGTTTTGACATGGTGCTGTTGTTTTTGTCGCCAACTAACATGTCGGTGGCAAAAAAAGACATGTCAAAAGTAATGTTTCCTTCAGAGTATGTCCAAGAATGGACAAAAAGTAAATTAGAGTTCCATACCCTTATAACTTCATGTTTTCGAGGAGCCGGTCTGGTCAACGAAGGGGATTGGAACAATAGGTATATTGGCTTTGATTCTTCAGGAGCTGAAACGGGTCACAGCACTTTGAGAACAGCCTCAGTCTTTACAGACCAGACCACTGGAGTGTCCGGGGTTGTTGAGTTTAAAAGCATTAAGACATCCTCTAGGGACAGAGTAATAGCCGGCAACAGCGTAAAAGGAGTTTCTTCTACTTACGCTGTAACGCAAAGAGAGATGTTGAATTTTGATTACACAGTACGTGTAAAGTCAGGAGGGGTCAGTCAGGCTGTAGCGTTTGACAACCAGATTTATTTCCACGAGTATAGCTCAAAATATAACAGCAAGTCTGGCTACCGACTTTCTTTTTATCTAGACAAAGAGGAAGGAGGGGAGGTAAGAGATTTTGCTTTTACAGGTAAAAAGCTTTACCTAGCGACTGATAAGTTTCTGCATGTTTATAATGATTGGGATATTAAGTTTGCAGAAAGCAGATTAAGTTTTCTAGAAGAAATAAAAAAGCTAGACCCTATCAAAACTTTTGAAGGAAAGTCTAGGTTCATAAAAAAGAAATTGCCAAAGCCAGACATGACTTTGTGTAGTTTCGGAGAAAGCAGGCTTCTTAATGTTGACGTCAAGAAATCTGGAGACCGGTCGATAATTTTCGCTGAGATGGGAAAACCGTCAGGCGAAGTGTTTATCATGCTTCTTGACGAAGACTTTAGACCTATTACGTTTATCGCCTCTGAAGGGCGTAAACGAATGGACTTCGAGTTCTTTTCTTTGCTAATCAGCACAGAAGAGACTCGGGACGTAGTTCACGTTAACGACACGATTGCGGGCATAACGCAAACTGTCGAACTGAACTATATGCATGAGTTGCGCAATTCCATGCGCCTCATTAACAATCGAAGTGGCTTGACCACAGCGGTGCAAGTCACGACCAACCGGCGTCTTCAACTTGACTAATTGAGAGAGGGAAGGATCCTATGTACAAGGCTACGTACAAGTCAGTTTACAAGTCAGCTTACAAGCTGAAAGTAGAGGCAAAAATAAACTTGCCTCAGATGAGAGGCTCAGAAATGCGTTGGGAGGTAAAACTCATCAACGCTTGGTTCAAAGCTGGCTTCAAATATTCTGAAGCAGCAAAGATTTTGAAATGGCCAAAGCACCAAATTCGGTGGAGGAAGAACCTTCTCAACTCACGTATTGGAGGTGTTATCCCTAGAGCCGTGAGAGAAGGCAATGAAATGAGAAAGAAGGAATACGAGCAGTACCTGAACAAAATTAAACAATTTGTGCAGGTCAAAAAGGAAATGCTCAAAAATAATGGAGGCTGCTGCTAATGTTTGGAACAAAAAAGAGCAAAGAAACTTTGGAGAGGCTATCAGACCTCTCAGAAGCTTGCGCGTTTAACTCAAAGAACTTAGTAGTTCTTGAGAACAACTTCAAGCTAAAAGTTGAGCAGGCCGAGCAAGACTACACCAATCTTTCTCGGAAGTTTATAGCTTTGGAAGAGAAGCTTAAAAAATTTGAATCGATTCAAGCAGACCTAGATCGGCTTGAATCAAAGATTAACATCCTACAGGGCATAGTAGCCCAGGATGAGGTTAACCAGAAAGTTCTTAATCTGGTAGCACAGGTCAAGAAAACTTTGTCACATTTTGAGGAGGCCGCTCAGACTGAGTTCTAGTATGGACTAGCGTGAACTGCAGGGATTAAGTTTAATTAGCTTAGTCCCTGCAGCTTCATTTAGGCTAGTAAATAAAATGATACATATCATAACACCATGCTCTAGGCCTGAGAACTTAGAGATAATAAAAAAATCTATACCAGAGACTTGTCTTTGGTGGATAGGCTTGGACGCCAAAGTAGAAAAAGAAGTAATAGTAGAAAAAGCCAAGATTGTAAAGTCGCCGTATTCTGGAAATTTTGGAAACATGACTAGAAACTACGTCATGGAAAATCTACAGGCGGATGACTCAGACTGGGTGTATTTTTTGGACGATGACAACGTGGTACATCCAGAATGGCTGAAAGGGGTCTCTGATCATTTAAAAAATAATAACTTTATAGTTTGGGGTCAGTTGCATAAGAACGGACAAATAAGACTAAAGCCAGTGACTGAGCCAAGGGTTAACATAATAGACACGGCTTGCTTTATGATTCGTTGGGAAATTTTGAAGAACTTTCGTTTTCATGAAAGCGCGTATGCGGCTGACGGAATACTCGCAGAAAAAATATACGACAAAGTAGGTTGCACCAAACTTGACAAATATCTTTGTTACTATAACTTCATACGTTAGAGGCTTACCCTTAAGCCTAAACAGTTCGTAACGAACTGTAATGTCCGGATGGACTGGTGAGACTTTAGGGTCTCACCCACGCGTGCGTGGATAAGGGGAACCGTTTCCAGCCAAGCTTCATCCGCGTCATCGTCTCACCCACGCGTGCGTGGATAAGGGGGATTTGAGGAATGTTGGAGTTGTCCAACTCATCGTCTCACCCACGCGTGCGTGGATAAGGGGTACGGACGAATAGTCGGCCAGGTCCACCAGGGCGTCTCACCCACGTGTGCGTGGATAAGAGAAAGGCAGTAAAAATAAAAGGGCTCCTAGCTCAACGGTTAGAGCAGGGGACTCATAATCCCTTGGTTCAGGGTTCGAATCCCTGGGAGCCCATGGCCTTTGAGGAAAGCTTTGTCGGAGCTTTTGCTGCGGTAGGGAGGGAACGGTACGAGACCTCATACGAAGTGTCTGATGGTAATAACTCCAACCGTCTTAAGGACACTTAACCACCAGAATCGTTTCAGGACCGGGAACGATGCTGCAGCAACTTAAAGGCATCAAACCCCTAGAGGCCTTGCCAACCTAGGCCTCTAGGGGTATCAATCAAAAGGCTTACCCTTAAGCCTGAGTGTTTCAATATGAAACGCAACGCCAGGAGAGGCGAACCAGTAATGGTTAAGGGTCTGACGGGTTTCTCAGAAACTCGTATTTTCAGTAAGACAGGAAGTTCCTGTTTTTGTTTTCTTAAGAAAGGGTTTTGACATGTTGAGAATCGTTTTGGCAGCAAGCGCGGCTTTGGTAGTAGGTAGCACGGCGACAGCCGGAGTTTTTGAAAGGATTAAAGAGCGCCGAGAGGCTCGTCATACGGAGAAGGTTGAGATCATCGTCCAGAAGGACGGAACGCCCGCTCTTCGCTGGTCTGATGGATCAATCAGTCCAGTAACAAAGGGCAAGGAAGGCCTAGTAGCCTCACCTAAAAAGGAAGCTGTCAAGACTGTGCATCAAAAGCACGGTCCTGACATCGCAGTGCCTGCAGGTAAGTAAGTTTAAAAAAAGAGAGGTGCATGATGCGTAGTAAGATTTTGAAGACTGTCCTAGCCGCTGGCATGGTCGCCACTGTTGCCTCAACCGTGCAGGCTGGTCCTTTTGGACTGTTCAACCGTCGCGGGAACGGAGGGCAAGGCGGAGGAACTAACCAAGGACCAGTAAGGACAGTAGCTGCTGGAACGTTTTCAACAGCTCAAGGCGTGGCCAACCACATGGCCAGCCTATTAAGGATTGGCCACTTCGGTGGTAATTCTGAGTCAGTTTAACTGACCAGATGATAACGCAGGAGAGCTTAAACTCTCCTGCGTTATTTTAAGGACTCGTAGCTCAGCGGGAGAGCAGACGTCTTATATACGTCCGGTCGAAGGTTCGATCCCTTCCGAGTCCAATTAGCCACTGTAGCTCAACGGTAGAGCTCTGGTTTTGTAAACCAGGGGTTGAGGGTTCGAGTCCCTCCGGTGGCTTAAGCTCTCGTAGCTCAACTGGATAGAGCAGCGGATTTCTACTCCGCAGGTTGTGGGTTCGATTCCCGCCGAGAGTAATGCCCCAGCTGTTAGTAGCAGCTGGGGTTTTTGTTTTACAAGGAGACAAGTATGGCAAGGAATATTGTTTACAGAGTTCCTGGGCTGGAAGAAAAAATAAAAGCCAAAGACTTAAAGAAGCACGAAGAGATAAAAAAGACTGTAGAGGCTTTCAACCAAGGGGACGTGACTGAAGAAAAAGCAGTCCAGTACTTGGTGGATGAAGTAATAAAAACAAAATTGCTACTGAAGGAATATTCCGACAGTTACAACAGCTTGATAGACAGAATGGAAGAGTCTGTAGGCGTTATGGAAAATATTTCTGATCAAATGGTCGATTTGCTTAAGACAGCAAAAGAGCTTGCTGATCAGGCAAGAAAAGCCGGGGTAAGGACTGAGGCTCTTAGAAAAGTTGAGCAGATCGTAGCTATAGAGTTGGAAGGCCACTCAGTTTAGAATCAGTAAGGGCTCGCTTCGAGCCTTTGCTTTTTAAAAGCTGGGAGGCGCTGTGGTAGCAATAGTGAGTTTATTGATGGTTACTTTGATATACTCCATTGCTTCAATGGCTACTTACAAACAAGAGATTCGAGACTCTAACTTTTTTCTTCCTATCAGCATGTCTGTAAGTATTATGTCCTCTCTTCTCTGGGTCTTCACTGTAAAGACAATGAACGACACGGATAAGATAATCGCCTTCTCGATGGCGTGGGACATAATAATCGTAGCTCTATATGCAGTAATACCGGCGATGCTGCAAGAAAAGAGCATAGGGTGGCAAGGATGGATAGCCTTGACCATCGCAATAGCCGGGGTCTTATGGTTCAAGGCTGTAACTGACTGAAAGGATTCCAATGGCTACTGAGACAGTTGTCAGCAACAAGGTAATTTTGACGCTCGGCCTCGATGTTTTTGTAGTTCCTGAAGTGGACGATAAAGCCACAAAGGAAGAAATAATTGAGGCTGAGCGCGCTCTTAAAAGAAGAGTCATAACTTCAATAGATGACCACAGAAAAGTATGCAAGAAAGTGTCAGCCATATACGGTCAAGCTCTGCTGTCGGGAGCTACTATACGGCACGTCTCCAACGGAGATGACACTAACATAGTCCTTGTGCCAAACAAGGAAGCTACAAGTGATACTTTAAAATCCCTGTTTGGAGGAAAGTCCGGAATGACTATGTACGAGCTCAGGAGCGTAGTTCTTGAAGACTTGTACGCTGGAAACGCCAAATCGCTTCTGTTTGATGACGTCAGGGAAAAGGTGACAAAAGCTTATAAATCCGGCGATCCGGTCTATAACGCTAAAAGAAATTTTCTGCATCTTCAGGCCGTTAGAAAAGAGCCTAGGATGGAGAGAGTACCAATAACAATGTTCGCGGCTCATTTGAAGAAAAAAGCTTTCGTAAAAAGGACTTTGACTTTGTCTTGGCGTAAAGACGTTGGAGAGGTTGCTTTCAAAATAGGCAACCTTGACGGCATGAGGAACGCGGTATGGAGGAAAATAAAAGAAGGTTGGAACCAGGAGAACCCAGAGTACAAGTTTTTGTCTGTGGACATAAATTACAAGAGAAAGGATTCAAAGCCTGACCAGCTTTGTTTAAGAATAGCCTATGAGCGAAACAAAAAGGATACAACAGAAAGGCCTAACACTTTAAGAATAGATATAAACAACAAGCTAGAAACTAATAAACAGTATTTAATTTCAGCGAAGACTGAAATGAAAGGAGAGAAAAAAATAAAGCCTTTACTCATAGACCAGGAGGCTGTGCTGGCCTGGCTGGCTCAGCATCAACAAAGGTCTAAAGCTTTAGACAAGAGGGTGTCAGCCTGCGGTAGTAAGACAAGACCTTGGGGACACAGGAGAGCCTGGCTTAGGCACCAAGCTGTACGAGACAGGAATACTTTAAACCGAGAAAGGGTGATAGAAGACTACAACAAGGCTTGGGTAAGAAGATTGGTAGACTGGGCAGTTAAGGAAGACTGCGGAACAATTGTAATAAACAAGGCCGAAAGGACAATAGGTCAGTACGATTGGAACTGGTCTAACATGCTTAACAGGCTAATTAACGCTGCTAACGACTTTAGTATAACCGTGTTAATACAATAAGTTTGTCACGCTGTCACGCAAAGTTGTATGAGTTCAAATCGCTTGACTTTTTTTAAAAAAGTCAAGCGATTTGGCATTTGCTATAATTTTTGTAAATTTTTTATACAAAAATTTAAAAACAAGTTAGTTAACTTTTCTTTACTAAACTTCTTAGCAAAGCCAATCACTTGACTTTTTTCAAAAAAGACAAGCGATTTAACCTAGCTAAGTTTGTGTTTAAAGAAAGGAACGCTATGAAGAAGAAACTTGTGGATAAGATACTGTCTACTTGTTTAAAAAAATTAAGTAAGCATCCAGAGCTAAAAAATTTCCCGCATTACAGTTTCGTAATAAAAGACGGTGTTTTGGTAAGTTGGGCAACCAACTCAAAGAAAGAACCTCCCAGGCATTACGGGTATCACCGAAACTGGGACAAAGGGTTTAGACCTAAGTGGCACTCAGAACTGGCGGCTTATAGAAAGTCTCCAGTTAAACCTCCTTTTCAAATAGTGAACGTGAGGATGAACAAACAAGGGGATTTGCGAATAAGCAAGCCCTGTGCTGCTTGCACCAAGATGATGACCGCACTTGGCTGCAGCAAATTTTACTACAGTTTCCCAGGAGGGTTTTTATCGTATGTCCCAAGAGAAGCTTCGATTATTAAGAGAAGCGCTAGAGGCAAAACAAAAATGTTGGAGAAAGATTTCTGAAACAGAAAGGTTGGTGCCAGGAATAGAACTTTCAGAAGACAAGATGGAAGATTTCTTAGTTGGAACTGACAGACTTGAAAGTGTATCAGACGACACGCTCAAGGCTAATTTTCCAGAGTTGTTTTAAGAAAGGAAAGAGTCATGGGTTTACCTATACAGTTGAAAAGCCTTGGGTATCTCAACGAAATTTTCACGCCGGAAGAAACAAAAGACTGGAAGGTTTTTGAGTACAGAGACAGCTCAAAGTCGACAGTTTCCATGCAGGGACAAGGAGTAGAAGAAAACAAAGAGAAAATAAAAGAAGCTTTCTTGAGCTGGTATCCGCCATGCGGATACATGTCCGAGGCTATGGACAAGAAAGACTCTAACAACAATTTTGTTTTGGTTCTGGATCGTTGGCTTAGTTGCGACTAGGAGAGTTTATATGGTCAAGCTGACAGTGGTTGTGACATACGAGCAGCTCAGAGACGAAGCGATTAAGACGCTTAAGAGAATGAAGGAGAAATACGAGGGTTCTGACAGCACTCAAGTGGTTGACGAATTTGTGATGGTGTATTTGAAGACCATGGAGGAGAAGATGAAGCCGACAGACGAATGAATATATTCGTTCTTTCTTATGACGTAGAGGAATGCGCCAAGTGGCATCTTGATAAACATGTAGTCAAGATGCCGCTTGAAACCGCGCAGTTGCTTTGCACGGCGCTGTGGTATCACGGCGGTAAGCCCCTCTACAAAAAAGCTCATAAGAACCATCCGTGCAATTTATGGACCCGAGAGTCACAGGCCAATTTTAATTGGTTGGTGGCTCTCGGGTTTTCTTTGTGTTCTGAGTACCAATACAGGTACGGAAAAACACACAAGTGTTTAGAAGTGCTAGACGATTGCAAAAAGCAGTCGGTTCTTCTTCCGGAGTTCCCTTTCTCCGAACCTCCTCAGGCTATGCCTGACGAGTACAAAAGGGAAAGTGTAATAGAGGCATACAGGGCTTATTACATAGGAGGAAAGAAAAATATAGCTTCTTGGAAGGGCAGGGAAAAACCTTTTTGGTGGAGGAGCGAAGATGGCGATAGGTCGTAATCACATAAAAGACCCGTTCAAACGGCTGGCAAACATAAGAGAAAGATTGAAGGAGGTGTATCTAAGAAGAACTATAGGGTCAGGCAAGACTGACAAGTATCTTTTTGAGCTCTATTACGATTTGAATTTTTGCATGTCGATCTTAAGAGAGCTTGGGGTCATTCCAGGAGAAAGCCCTAAAGGAGATGAGTCACCAAATGCCGAGACTATCTCAAAAGTTGTAGACAAGATCAAGGCAAGGATTGAGTTTGAACTAACCAAGGACAGGAGCAAGAAATGACAGACGTAGCTGACAAGATGATCGAGGCGGCTCAGATCATAGATAAGGCTAAAAAGTACAAACCAAAAGTTGCTGTCAAAGAAGGAGAAAGCAGATTTAAAGCTAAAAAACCAGACAAGGGCATGTCAGCGTACGAAGCCTATAGACGAATCCATAAAAACAGAAGTTATGTAGGAAATCCGCATTACGAAGAATTAATTCTGACGTCTATAAACATAGCTACAGACTATGCAAATTATATCTTGCATAAAAGGTTTAAGCCTGTAGAAGACCTCATCATAAAAGAGCTTAGAGAAATTGACTATGAAGTAATGTTTCATAATAAAACAGCGTTTAAGAGTACAGTAGCGCACGCCACGCGATACACTTCGGTTCTTAAACATGCCGACGAGAACTCAGAAAATGAAGATAGATGGGAGGAGTTAGAAGCAGAGCTTGTAAGGACAACAGAGCTGTTTTTAAGTAAGCAACTGGAGGTTAGGAATAATAATCTACAGATAAACGAGCTAGAAGCCGCTGAAATTATACTAGAGTTTTTGGAAGATTACGTTGAGTCGATTAATAGCGTCGAAGCTAAAAACAAGTTTCTAAGTGTTTTAGAAACAATAGTTCTTAGCTTAAATCTAGAAAGCTATAGAAATCATGAAGACAAAGTTTATGACAAAAAAATAGCCGCAATTCTTTTTTATTACGTAAAAGTTATAAGAAAGCCTAATGAAAGGATAGAGACTGTTCTTATAAAAGGTTTAAAAGAAGAAGCTATTAGGAAGAATAAAATTCTAAAAGCTAGGGAAGAAGGGAGAGAGATAGAAATACCTAGAAGCAACTCTTTGACTAACGAGTGGCTTTATGGAAGGTATGAAGAAAATTGCAAAGAAGGAAACTGGCAAGAGTACAGGGATGAACTAGAAAAACATCCTTATGCTTTTATGTCAACTTTGTTTGATCTTATAGCGGAAGGTCACGACATAAAAGAAGAAAACAAAGAAGAATGTTTCTTTTGGATGGTCCAGGCCATGAAAGCTGATAATTGTACAGCTTTCTATCGCTGGCAATTTGGTTGGACAATTGAAAAATTCATCAAAGCCACAAAAGGAGGAACAGAGTACGTAGAGAAAATGATAGTGGCGTCTGGTCGTGTTAGCCTGGCGGAAGTTTACGCCAGGCACCTGGTCAAATTCAAAAAAGGAGAGTGAGCCATGTTGGAGATAACAAGCCAGGGTATGGAGTTTCTGGAAAAGCTTGAGAAGGCGCAAAAACCCAAGGAGGTAATGGAAGAAAAATTTGAAGAAATGGGGATATTTGAGTTTGAAACGTTTATTGAAAATATGATCATGTCTGGAGAAGATTTTCTAAGGCTCTTAGGTATGACAAAGGCAACAGAAGAAAACAGGAATGAATACCTACCAAGAGGTTTGTATCAATTTGTTTTAAGAAGAATGGGTAAAGAAGGGTCAAACGCCATAAAAGAAGAGATAGTAAAAAGAATAAAGGAAGTTATGGATAAAAACGAAACTGTATTTGACGTTCCTTGGCCTCTTATAAAAGCGGCTACAGAGTACGCCAAAAAAACAGGAAGTCGTTTAGAGGAGATAGAAGAAGTAATCTTAAAGTTTGAAAGCGGGGCCGTGGAATATGGCATAGACGTAATAAAAGAAAGATGGCCAGGCCTTGAGTCTCTTATAAAACAATTTTTCTATAGTCGATTTGAGTATAAATACAGAGGTATAACTACGTCGGATGTGCATAAATACCTTCACAACAAAGGAGTGATTGGAGATGAAAAAGCAATAAGAGAAATTTTTGGAATAGAAAACCACATCGACATAGAAGGACTAAAAATTTTAATAACCTGTGTTGATTGCATAAGACCAAATGTTTTAGTTAAATTTCAAAACCAGGTTATTGAAGAAAAGCTGCAGGAGTTAAAAGAGGCTTTAGATAAATATGCTTGGGTAAAAGAAAACGACGATGACAGGTCAAGTTTTCTTGCACAATTTAACACGTTGTTTAACTACATAGAAAAGACTAGGCACAGCTGTGTGTTTAGTCATTTGGTTATCCAAGTTTTTCTTTTCTTTGACAAGAATATTTTGGACTCAGTCATAGAAAAAATAGTCAGCTGCTCTGTCCCTGAAAATTACAAGACAGAAAGACAAAATGTTATTAACCGTATAGAGTCTGAGTTGCATGACATGCTTTTCTATTTCAGAAGAGCCTGGCTGTCAGAAAATGGAAAAAAAGAAAACAAAGAAAGTACGCTGGCGTACGCTAGATGGTATTTGGTTCACAGCAAGTTGAAGCAAGAAGGAGAGAGGAGCATATTTTTATTGCACAACTTGTTTATAGACAACAACAGGCAAGAACGAATTTTAATAAAAAAATTGTTTGAAGAGAATCCAAAGTTTAGAGAAAGCGTTCTAGAAGAACTAGAAAAAGCAGAAAGAAGGCTTAGAGACGGCTTAGGCTTTTACGACAATAGCTGCGCAGAGATCGATGGTGAAGATTTTGGTTTTGGTTTTAAAGAAAGAATTTTGCAAGCAGCTATAGAAGGAGCATCAAAAAATTTATCTAAGTATATAGAAAAAAAGACAGAGCTTCAAAAGTTTGAAGAGAGTATAGGTAATGGAGCGTCAGCCACTTCAGAACAACAAGGAGAAAGGCACACGTTGACCGTTCTTGTGGCGAGAAGGCTAAAAACTTTTTATGACACGGCTGAGCCTTTGATAAAGCAGGTCGTTTCCACTCGTCCATTTAGTTACATTTTTGAAAGGAACAAACAGATAGAGTATTTTATGCTAGTTATCGGTATGGAAAACAGCGACTGGGAAGCTTATAAAGAACTTATACAGGTACTAAAAACAAACAAAACTTTGATACTTAAAAGGAGATTGCGTGCTAAGCGGAAAGTGGCAGAGACTGCACAGGACCAGTCACAATAAGAAAGGAATAAAGTCCTGGGTGTATCACGACAACCGTGAAATAAAAGTAGCTTTCACGGTTGTCGTGTTTTCTGGCGCGAACCCTACAGTCATGGAAGACTTGACTGAAACTGTCACAGCCGTGAAGGACGCGGACTTTGATGACAGGACAGTTAACAAGATAGGCAAGGAGGTGGACAAAAGTATAAGGAAGAAGCAGGGCGAGTACTGGAAGACCTTAGAGAAGGTAGCCAGTAAAGTAGGGCTAAAAGTTTAAGGAGGAACCACATGCCTGCAGGAACAGACCCAAAAAAAGTTTTGCAAAGTTTGAAAGACGCCAAGGTGGACAATTCTGGTAACTGGCCGTCTATAGACGCCTACTACAGGAGTGAAGCCATTGCCGCGATAGAGGTTCTTTTGGAAAAGGTAGACAAGCTTGAAAAAGCTTTGGACGAGTGCGACAAGGAGGAGTTGAAGTGGTGACCAAGATTCATGTGAATCAGCACGTGATAAGGTCAAACAAGAAGAAAGGGGAAAGTAAGCCAGTAATAACAGTCAAGTCAAAAGGGGCCAACGTATACGCCAAAAAAGTGGCTATACTTGGCCCTTCTGTCGTTGTGTACAGCCCTGACAAACCGCTGTCTTGCGGGGCTACTGTCTGGGTTGAAACGGATAGCAAAGTGGTAGTCATAAAGGAAAGAAATGGCAACGACGAACCTGGATGCAGCCAAGTTGGCTCTGGATGCGACAGAAAGGTTACACTCGGCGCTGGCAAGGATAATAATTCTGGAAAAGGAGGTAGAAGAGTTAAAAGTAAAGGTCGAGGTACTAATGACCGTGACTTTACCAAAGTCAAAGCAAAAAAGTTTAAAGAGGAAGGAGCCCAGCAGTGCGGATAAACCAGCTGATAAAGAAGGGGCACTTTGACGGAGACGTCCTAGGAGCAAGGATCCAGACAACCGGAAAGACCGGCGGAGAAGACTCTGCTACGTTGATCACGTTTATCTTTCACCCTGGGTCTTCGGCAGCTTCTTACGTGCGGGCTTTTCCTCCTGCAGATAACTCGGCTTTCAAAGCCAGCCCTGTCGACACCGTCTCAATAAGGTTGAACGGTGACGCTGAGATCGAAGACCTAAAGAAAGTCCTCTGGAAGTTTCTAGAAGTTCTAGAGTCGTAAACAAACAATAGCCCGCGTGAGAGCGTAAAAGTTTTCACGCGGGTTATTTTGTTTAAACTAAGTATATGTTAAGATATACCCGGTATCATGTAGACCTTGTTCGTTTCTTTCTTCTTATAGAAGAAAGAATATACTCAAAAAAAAATTTACTCAAAAATGCTTTTTTAATTTAATGTTTATCAAATAAGTAATGTTTAGAAAGTTAACTTGTTTAGAGTAAATTTTTTTTTAGGTGTATTCTTTCTTCTTAAAAAGAAGAAAGAGACGAACAAGGTCTACATGATACCGGGTATATAAACTACTATCTTTTGGATTAGGTCTTTCATCCCCTTTTTGAAAGGAGACGAACGTGAGTAAGAAGATTTACCAAGACCTTTGTCTTTATCTTGGTTATTACCCAGATAAGAAAGAAAAGACAAAGCCGGTTGGTATCTTTGCGGCGGCTTGGATATTATTCCACGACCTTGGTATTGAGGCTGTAGCGGAGGCTTTACACATGACCAGGACGGCAGTCATCAAAAGGTTCAATGCTTTGAAATCCAGCGGAGTCATGCTTCCAGAGCCTGTGCTGCATTCCTTGAGGGAGCCAAACGGTTCTCGTCTTAGGAATGTCATCGTAATGAACGACATGCTCGCATCTTTGCTTATGGCAAAGCACGCGGCCCTCACGGGGTCTTGCAAAACACGACCTTCCTCGAGCCCTAAACAAAAACCGACTCAACTCCCAGTTTTGACCCGAAAGCGCGGAAGACCCCGCAAAACAGAGGCACCAAAGCAAGAAGCCGTTGTGTCTTCGCCAGCTGAAGACACGTACCTGCCTTCTGTTAAAGAAGAGCAGATCTTGTCAGACTTTTCGTCTGATGGTTTTGAGGAAGCCATCAATCAACTTTTCCGAGCGCTTGACTGACGTGCTGTTTCTACTATCATGTCACGGGCACACCCTGGCGTGAGGTAAGTACCATGACTATGTTCGACGCTGGCGTTTCTGAATCTTTAAAAATTTCAGGAATGAGAGCCGGAGCCGCTAATAGCGTTGTTCCCCTTCAGCTAGCTAGAGCTATAGCCATGGAGCTATGTCGAAGCAGAGGTTCATGCACCGCAGACGATGTTGGCGAAGTTCTTTTTGAAAGACACGGAATAAAGACCCTCGGTCCAGCTGCGGGGTCTTTATTCCGTTCTTGTGAGTTTGAACACACAGGTCGATTCTTAAAGTCTTCCCGTGTTTCAAATCACGCAAGGCGGCTTATGGAATGGCGTCTAAAGCCAGAGTATTGTTCTATGCTTTAGGAGGATCCTGATGGGTGACTTAGAATGGAAGGTTGTGTGGCAAAGAATGCCTTTTGTGCAAAACCCTCAAAAAGTTTTGTTTTTAAAAGCGGCTTCCCCCGAAGATGCTGAGAAAAAAGCACTGTCGGACTTGGAACGGCTAACAGGCCTGTACCGCTCTGAGTTTCGGGTGCGCAAGGTAGTCTGCGCTACCGAAGAATAACCAAAACGCCCTGTCGTCTAATTGAGGCCTGTTGCAAATAAGCGTGCGCACCGTTTAATAGTTGCAACGAGGACACCCCCAGTGCGTAAGGGGAAATGAGGGTTTGAGTCCCTCCAGGGCTTTATAAGTTTCTATGGCTTTCAAAAAGGTTTAATCAGAACCAGGAAGGGTCTGGCATGAGCAACGATAAGCTTTATTTGAAAGTTGAATACAACGTAGACGACCCAATTAGTAAAGATGAAGCTAAAGGCTGGGTCAGTGGCGACTTCAATGATTTTTTAAAGTTAACACCAGAAGAGACAGACCAGGTTAACATCCAATTTCATCGAGACAAGATGGACGAGGATTACTTGGTTCTTTTGGAAAAGCTGCACAACCAGACAACGCCAGGCCTGTGGTATCCCAGGGCTGGTGACGATGACATGTGCATGAACGCCCGTTGGATAAGCGTTGACCCCGGTAAAGGGTTTCAACACGACGGGTATATCTATGACCAGGACTCCACCAAGACTGTGGCGATAACCTTGCTGCAGTCTCCAAGGCTAGCGGATACAGCTGACACCCATGACAGCAACCTGTTGTTCATATGTGAGGCTAAAGCCGCTATACCCAGGCTTATTGAAGAAATCAGGCGTTTACGGAAGGAGGCGCAGTAACTAAAACTTTTACGTACAAAAGGTTGGTACTTATCGCTAAGTACCAACCTTTTGTTTTTTGTTTATTTTTTACAAGGAGACACTGACATGGATGCCGCTAGCCTTTTGAATATCAACACCCTTTACTATGACGCTAAAGCTTTAAACTTTCCTAGGGGAAAAGAAATATTCAACAAGTACAAAGACGTAGAAAACAAAATACTTGTAGATAGCCATTGGCGTATCGAAGAACTCAACAATAACCCAGACATGGTTAGAGAGTGGAACAAGACAAAAGCTCAAACTCTTGTTCTTGGCGTAAAGACTGCTATAGCTTCTAGGCCCAACTCCAGGTCTACGGACTGGATCGCCCCGTCTCACAGCTCTGGCTGCGCCATGGCTTGTTCTTATTGTTACGTAGCTAGGCGTAAAGGCTACGCTAACCCTATAGCCGTTTTCGCTAATATATGCAAAGTTATAGCGCACATAAGGCGTAAGTGTGAAAAGCTAGGCGCAAAAATACTTACGCCTGAAAACACCCAGTGTGACCCCGTTTATTGGACTTGGGATATCGGAGAGAACAATGATTGTTCTGTCGATGATCTTGTAAGCGATAACGTAAAAGATTTGATCAAGTCTTTTGTCAGCACCCCCAACGGCAAAGCCAGCTTTGCCACTAAGTTTGTAAACAGGCAACTTCTTGGGTATGACCCTCAGCTAAAAACTAGGGTTAGGTTTAGCCTCATGCCTGAGAGCGTTTCTAAAGTAGTTGATGTTCGTACCAGCTCAATAGCTGAACGAATATCCGCTATAAACGATTTCGTAGACGCTGGGTACGAGGTACACATAAACCTTAGCCCCGTAATACTCTATGAAGGATGGCAAAGAGACTACGCGGATTTGTTTACACAGCTCGACGACGTTTTGTCTTCTAAGGCAAAGGAGCAACTAAAAGCTGAAGTAATATTTTTAACTCACAACGAAAAGTTGCATGAGTTAAACATGCAATGGCATCCTCAAGCTGAAGAGAAGTACCTTTGGAGGCACTGGGATGACGAGAACGACAAGTCCAAAAATAAATTTGGACTTCCTGTTATACAACAGAGAAAGTTGTCTCAAAACGGCATGGTCAACCTTAGATACAAGAATAATTTTAAGGCAGAAGCCGTAGATAACTTAAAGTCCATACTTTCTTTATTCCTACCTTACTGCCAGATCAGGTACATATTTTAAACCTATAAAGGAGAAAGTCTGTGAGCAAAGACAATTATGACGCAGATGGCGGAGAGGCTGGCTGGGTTATTGACGGTTTGCGTAAAAGGGTTTCCGCCTTGGAAGAGGAGAAACAAAACCTTGTAGAAACTGTGACGTATCTTGGGCTTCAAAACTCTGAACTTATATCGGCTATAGCCAAGCACAGAAAAGCGATGGAGGAACACGACTCTGCTTTTTTTGACATTGAGTTGTGGGCTTTTGCTGACAGCCTTGCCGTTCAGGACAGGTCTGGTAGCAACTGAGGTAGGAGGTAAGTTTATGCAGATTAGATTTGTTGTTAAAGACACTATAGGAGGAGCGGTCTCTGAGATGGCTGCCTTGGACGAGAACGGTAAAGTTGTAGGGTATTGGGCTTACGGGTCTTGGGACCCTAGTTTGCCTTATCCCGAAAATCTTACTACTGGCGACCAATCGGCCCGTTGCCGGGCGAAGGAGGGGAGTGATGAGTGAGGATGACAATGACCCAGCTTTCTACTGGGAAAGGATGTTCAAAAACCTTATATGGGAAAACTCCAGACTGCTGGAGCAACTCGTAAAACTGGAAGACCTGAATCGCTGGCGGAATGCTCACACCGAGCCGCCTACCCTTGAAGGCCGATATATAGTAGCCACCTGTCGAAATAATATTGTATCATGGTCGGATAATTACTGGGAAAATGACCGTTGGGAAATTAAGCCGGTGGATTACTGGCGACCAATCGGCCCGCTGCCGGG